TATGGTTCGGGCAGGAGCGCAAGCGACAACACGGTAAGGACTATTTTTTGCGAAATGAACGGGGGCAAAGCCCCTTTTTCACCAAATGTTTTACTTTCTCCTAGGGGCTGCTAAAGTAAATGATAACGAGGTTAAGCAATGGATAAAATTAAAGTCACCACCGGAACAACATCTGTCTATGACAGTCACAAAATGAAAGAACCTTTTAAACAGGCAAATGATTATCCGATTGTCTGGGAAGTTATTTTTCGCAATGATACGGAGGGCAAAGCATTTGCTGCGGATTTGGCAAAAATCTTTCGTGAATTGCCAAAGGAGCAAGGCTTTGTCCTCGATACGGAAATACCAATCGATGAACCTGTACGTTGCATTGAATGTGTGTTTAAAGATAAGGATAGCTTTAGGAAAGTGTTAAACCAAGTCTTTAAAGAGCGTAGCTTTATGGATGAACCTAAAGAACAGATTGTGCCTAAGATAAAGCTTCTGGATGATGCGTCTCAATTGATGCAACGCTACGCTGCGATTGCTTGTTAAGCTAATGCTCTACCTTTAACTTCTTCAATCGCAGCTTTCGCTTCATCCATCACTTGAAAAGGTAAAAGAAGTTTATCCCCTTCCAAGCCCTTGTCTTGATAGAGTGCTTTGCTTTTTAGCCAAGGAATAAGCGGACGTAAAGCATCGGCATCTTTGAAATAAAGATGTACTCCTACCCCTGCATAGGGATTCGTTTTCTTACGGAAACGGTAAGAGTCTTTTGGCTGTTGCTTCAATTGGCTTTTCATTTCATCTGCCAGATAATGATATTTTTTGGCAAATATCAAATGCAGATGCAGCGGAAATTTTTCTTTATCGAAGGCCTGGGGTTGCATTTCATCTAGGGGGAGGTTAGCAGAAATATTAATTAAGATGCGCTCTGCGCCTTTGATGAAGCTATCTTGTACGATGGTAATCTCCTAAAATTAGAAGAAGGAAGGAGGGCAAGCCCTCCCCCACTCTATCTTATGCCATTTCTGGTTCTTGTGAATCTGATTTATTGGTTTTCTTAACCAAAGGGGCTTGTTCTACTGTTTTTGCGACAATTGAAGCCTCTTTTTTCACAATGATTTCTCCTGTCTCTTCCTTAATCATATTGGTATCAAAGGGGCGATAAGAAAGTGAACCTTCAATTTTGACTCGTGCGCCTTCTTTCAGATTTTCCAATAATTTGATAACGGTTGGACTGAATGCGACTATATTATGCCAAATCGGTTCATTCTGTTGCCAATTACCATCTTTATCTTTGTAGCTATCGGTAGTAGCGATAGAAACGGCTGCAAAAGTAGTAGTATCAGTTTTAATAGTGCGAGCTTCACTACCCATATTACCTTCAATAATTACTCTGTTATTAGTTGCCATGTTAACTTCTCCTTGTTGTGGTTAATTTCTGTCGTTCATAAGCCAGAATGAAAGGCTTTGTCAAAAGCAGGGATTAGCATATTTTTTCTTTACAAGCAAAAATTGCAATCCGTTTACTCCGTCCATCGGACGGGCTGCGCCATTGACAAAGGATGAAATGATGGCAGAACACAAGAAGAAATTTACCCCATTCAAGAAGTATAGACTGGCAAAAGAATACACTCACAGCGTAACTTGTAAAATATGAGCATAAAGGAGAATGATAAAATAGTAGCTAATACAGTAGAATGAATTTCGATTGCTTTTCTAGATAAATATATGATATATTCATAATGAATAGAAATGAATATAAAGGCTAAATATCATGCACCAGACTGTTAGTGTCCGATTAGATGGAAGTAAAGTAGAAGCCTTGAATGGTATTGCTGAACAACAAAATTATTCTCGTAATGCCATCATGGAGGAAGCGATAGATAATTATCTTGAAATGAATGCCGCATGGGTCAAAGGCATTGAAGATGCTATCAAAGAAGCAGATGCAGGGTTAGCAATGCCAGCCAAAGAAGTGTTTGAAAGGGTAAGGAACGAATTTTGGAAATTAAATTAGTACCAAAAGCAGAAAAAGACCTTAGAGAAATCAGTACTTATCTTACTCAATATTTTCCTAAAAAATCAGCTAGTACCTATCATGCTCTTGAACAGGCTTGTATCAATTTGGTTGAATTACCCGAAATGGGAAAAATGGGTAAAGTAAAAGATACAAAAGAGGTAAAAATTGGTAGTTTACCTTATCGAATTATTTATAAAATTTCGGGTAACACTCTTTTTGTTTTGAGAATCTATCATACTTCACGAAAACCTCTCAACTAACAAATTAAAGCATATTGCTGTATTTATCTGTAATTTGCTGTAAATATTCTGTACTATATTTTTTAACGAGAAAGGTAATTGGATAGTTGATTAGCTTTTAGCGCATCGTTTAAATCTTCATATCGTTCAAAAAGATGATTTTGAGGAGTCACCAAATCGCCAAATTCCTCACAAAATCGTTTTGTGTGTTTCTCACCAGAAGGGTTATTATCAAGAAAAGTATGAATATGCTTATAATCATGCTCTTTGAGATATTGAGCTGCCTTCTTGTAAGAGGAAAGCGAATGTAAGACGATTGCATCTCCTTCAAATTGCTCATCATTCTTCATGGCGAGTAAACTAAGGTAATCCGTCATTCCCTCAAAAATATTGACACTATGTCGTTCGGGCTTACTCCCCTTTATGACGGTAATATCACGAGATTTAAGGGCAGATTTAAATTTATACTTGTCAGATGCTGCTCGAATCTCATATCCTCCTGATTCATTTTTCATTCCAAAAGCAAAATACTCCTTATTTGTCCTTTTATTGCGATATTTGACCTCTTTAAGGTATTTCTTGACTAAACCCTTAGGAATGCAGCGTTCTTTGCTTAGATAAGAGAAAATCAAGGGATTTTGAATATCATAAGCCGATAGGAATTCTAATTCCTTCTCTTCACTTAAAGAAGTGTTTGTTTTTTGCGAGTGAGAAGAAAAAAGGTTTGGATGATAAGTATTACTCTCCCCTGCCCTATTCTGATTGGAAATTAGAGCCTTTCCTCGATAGTTGTTATCGAGAAAGCTTAAAGCTTCTCTAACTCTATTATACCCCTTATATCGCATGATAAAGTCAATCACCGTACCGCCAATATCGCCAAAATCATTCCATACCCACGCCCATTTTCGCCCTCTGGAGATATGAAAAGAAGCTTCTTTCTCTCCTTCCCTGCCTGGTAAAGGGGAAAGATACCATAACTCTCTGCCACCTTTTGTGATAGAAGTTGGTTCATGCCCCAGGCGAGAAAGCAAATCAGGCATGTTAATATTATTGGCTTGGGCTGAATTCATAAATCTTTCTTTGCAAAATGTTCTCGGACTAGCCCTACAATAAAGCCTTTAATCGTTTGCCCAGTATCTTCTGTTTCTAGCTTTACTTGGTCATAGATATAAAGTGGAAAATCAACAGTAACTCGTTGGACTTTCTTTTTCTTATCTTGTGATTGAAGCTTTTGCAGGGCTTTTTCTTGCTCTACAGCGCTTAGGTCTTTTTTGATACGAGGTTTAATCTTTGCCATAATTAGATACTTTTCTGTAAAAATGCTGTAAAGTTAATGAATATTACAGCATTATGCTTTAATTTTCTGTATTAATACAGCATTATTCTGTGTTTTATTATTTATTTCTTTCACCAATGCTTCGATTTCCCTCTTTGCTTTAGGGTCTTTATATTCAACTACCCCTTTGCCGTCAGTTGCTGTATCAACATAAGCAACTCGATTAACGAGCTTAGTTTCTAAAAGTGTAATATCATATTCAGACACCGCTTCTTCAATATCTTTACTGACATTACTATTGGGAACAACCCGATTTAAGACGACAAAAGCTTCTACTTGACTGCCACTAACCTCTTTTACCCCTTTAATTTGTTCAAATCGTTCAAGAAAGTTCTCAAATCCTCTAAAATCATAAATGCTAGGTGTAAGCGGAATAAGCAATATATCGCTGGCAAGAATAGTACGATCTGCCAATTCTGATAATTGGGGCGTACCGTCAATTATAACGATGTCAAAACGTTTCTTTAGTCCTTCAACTTCCTTGTTAAGCTGCTTAATGGCAATTCCAAAAACAGGAACAGGTTTAAGCGATTCGTCACGATTACCTGACCATTCCATTGAAGATTGTTGTCCTAAATCTGTATCAACAATACAAACATCATACCCTTGATGCACGAGATACACAGCAATATTAGTAGCTAGGGTTGTCTTTCCTACTCCCCCCTTTAGATTTGTAACGGATAATACCATAACTTTTTTTTGTGACAAAGTAACCTCCTTGAGGTTCGATTATTTAACCACAAATATAGCTTCTATACAGAAATAATACAGCAAATTCTGTATAAAACTTTAAATATTCAATATCAATACAGCAAAATACAGCAATTTGCTGTATTTTACATTATTCTTATAAATGACTAAAAGAAAAAATATCAGTAATAATACTGATAAACAAACACTTACTTTCCATCCGTAGCAAATGCGTTACGATTCTACTAATTTCCGTTTATTTGGTACAAAATTATGATATTCCATACGGCAGGAATCACCGCAAAATTTAGCATCACTCCGTTTGTGTGATATATCCGTTTGGCATTTGATACATAAACGTTCAACGGTTAACTCATTACCCGTCACGCTACCGTTATAAAGCTTATCCGTTGAGCTATCCGTGTAACGACTAGGGGATAGCTGATAACGTTTAAGCCAGCCTTTGCGTTGCATAAACGTGAACGGCTGAACGGTAAGCGTGTAAAGAATATCCATGCAACCGTTACCAAAACGTGTCACCACATCAAATGCCAACATGAACAGGCGCACGTTATTTTCAATCACCTGTTGTCCATATTTTTTGCGGTGTTCTTGTAAAACGTAAGTGAGGATAAGCGAGAGGATGCCGCAGCCCAATGTCATGCACAAAAGAATGAGGTTGATTTGGCTTTCTCGTTCTTTGCGCTCGGCTTCCATTTTTTCGGTATTGGTTTTGACTGCCAGTAATAGCGAATCATTGGCAAGCTGATAGGATAGGGTGGGGGAGAGCGAAGCCTGTATCGAGCTTTGATGATTTCGGGCAGATGCCACCAATTGGTTGCCCTGCTCAATAGCGGTAAGAATGCCATTTCGATAGTTTTTATAGCGTTGTGGACATTTGCGGCATTTCCAAAAGAATGCGGTCGGGTTGTTTTTGCCGTTTAAATAGTCATTTTTCCAGCTAGGAGAGCCTAATTTGACTGCTGCCCCTATCAACCTACCTTTTTCTGCTAATGCGTCTGTAACGAGCTTATTTTGCGTTTTTGGGGCATCTTCTAAAAGTGCAAAGGCTTTTGCTTTCAAGCTGCTATCTTGCACCATTGATTTTTCAACCATCTGGTTAAAGTCGGAAAGGTGCGTTTTTCCTGCCAATTGATTACTAATGAAATAATTAGAAACCAATGAGAGCGCAAGGGTAGAAGCCAATGCGACCAAGGCAAACACCCAAACAGGGCGTTTATTGGTGGTTGTTTCTCCTGTTCTTTCATCCTCGTCCACATTGGATGCAGAGGCTAAAGCGTTTGCCAATACCCAATCTATGCCAGCCCAGCCCATTGCGACAAAGAAAACTTTGGTCAGTAGTAGCATAAGCGGTAGGATAGGGAATAGGAGCTTGCCGATATGTGCGCCTATCATGTGGGTAACGAGTACCGAGCCAAAGGCAAGGATTGCGAGTAAGAATTTACGACCATAGACAAATGCCCATTCTTGGTAATAGGCACTTAGCAAGGTTTGTGAATTTTGCATAAATTTGTGGTTTACAAGTATGTAAAATACCCTGATTGAGCCTGTTTTGCCGACCTGCTCTTTCGGGGTCTTTGTTTTGTCAAACTGAAGGGAGAAGCTTCAGTCAGAAAACATATCACATCAAAGATAATATATTTTTAGAAAGTACAGTAACACGTATTACCGTATTACTGCATTTTATGAAATTTTAACATAAAACGACTATTTTTGTAGGCATGGGAAAGAAAAAGAAGGTAACTATCGTCACACCATCAAAGGTCTATGCAAAACTTATTCAAAGAGCTTATGAATTAGATTTGAATCATAGAGAATATTATCTAGGAGTAGTTATGCGAGATTTAGGTATGATAGGGGAGGGGGAAGAACTTACCGAAATAACCGCTGCCGAAATCAAAACCTATATTAAGGAACTGGACAAACATGATAAATAATACAAATTGTGTTATTTTTATTTGATTACATATTTTTCTAATTAGAAAAACGAAAGCTTCTTTAAATTTTAAATCTAACACCAAATTGGCTTATAAAATCGGTATCCGTAATTATATTGTTATTGTTCTTTTCACGGCAAATCTATATTTTATTTTCTATTATCACCTTTTGAGTATAATTTTCCTTTGTTCTTGTTTTAATTCTTGTTTTAATAGTCTTGTTTTCCAGCTTCAAAAGCTGTTGATTATCAATAAGTTATGAAATCTATTATCACCTTTTGAGTATTTACTATCACCTTTTGAGTATTTCAAAAAACAGAAAAATTTCAATATTTTTCTGTTATATTATTGATATTCAATTAGTTACAAAGAATATAGTAAATTAGTCTACATTCTTTTACTATCACCTTTTGAGTATAAAAATCACCTTTTGAGTGGGGTGAAAACATCTTATTATCACCTTTTGAGTATTTATTATTTTTTACTATCACCTCATTGACTTTTCGGTGATAATTGTTATCTTTGCTACTCTTAATCACTAGAAGTAATCATGTCAACAAATACTAAATCATCCGAAAAACACCTTGTCACTCAATCGAATAAGTTGATTGAAGCTGATTATTCTAAGGCGAAGCTTCCCGCCAAGACCTTGAAAGTCGGGCGATTGATTGTGGCAAAAATTAGCCCTGATGATAAAGACTTTCGCTTAACACGAGTTAAAAACTCAGATATTAGACAGTATTTAGGATATAAGAAAAATGTGCCTTACAACCGATTCAATGCCGATTTAGAAAATATCTGCAAGCAATTGAATGAAGAACCAATTCGATTACTGACAGATAAAGGAACAATACTAAATGCTTTTCTGATTTCCTCTTGGGAGAATGACTGGCGAGAAGATGTGACTGTCTTTGAAATATCTGGGCGATTAAAAGAGCATTTATTGGAATTACAACGTAACTATACAACTTATCAATTAAAGAACCTTCCTAGTCTGAAAAGTTCTTATTCGATTAGGATTTATGAAATACTCATTCAGTATAAAAAGATAGGAAAACGTACATTTGAGCTAGAAGATTTAAAAAGACTCATTGGCTGCAACTACAACCTTTATGGTCATGTTAAAAAAAAGGCAATATTAAAAGCACAATCAGAATTAATAAAACACACAGATATACGATTTGATTTTGAAGAAATCAAAGAAGGTAAGAAAGTCATTGGATTGATTTTCTACATTTATCCAAATGAACCCAAAAGCGAAGAGTCAAAACAAGGGGTATTAGATTTTCTAACAGATTCGATTGAAATTAAAGAAAAGCCCAATCTATCAGATACAATCACTCAAAAATTAACTAAAATAGGGATTAGTATTGAGAACATAGATAATCTTCAAAAGCAAGGTTTTGATTTGATTCAAAATGAATCCAGTCGCAAAGAGGCGATAACTCGATGTAAAACAATAGAAATATATTATTTAGAGAAAATTACTTTGCTAGACCAATCAAAAACAGCAGGAAGTAACCCTGCGGGTTTCTTAATCAAAGCATTACGAGAAGATTGGAAAACACCAAAGGTGTTCCAAGAGCAAAAGAAACGAGAAATAGCAAAACAGCGAAAAGATAGGCATCTACAGATAGTCAAGCTTGAAAAACAAAGAGAGATTATCAATCAACAATATCGAAAATTGAGAGAACCGATTTTAATTAAGTTGGTCAATAATGAAGCTGCTTTTATGGAAGCTTATCAAGTAATCGAAAAAAAAGAACAGGGTAGTAGCTTTAGAACATTAAAGAAAAATCTGTCTCCGCATGAAAATTATCATCAAAGTCCGATAGTTAGTTCTCAAATTAATATCCAATTAGAAGCCAATTATCCAGAGTTATTTGCAGAGGTTAGGGAACTCTATCAAAAACAAAAGCAGCTAGATACTGAAATTAAGAAATTAGAAAAGCATCGTTAAGTTCATCATTAGATTGTTATTATCACCTTTTGAGTAAGTTCATGTTACTCGTTTCTCCATTCCGATTTATACTTTTCATATTTTAAAAAGGTAAAGATATTAGATATTGCACATTTTTCTAATTGGAAAAATTTATAATTAATAAAAAACTGATTATTGAACGATAAAATCTAATTAGAAAAAAATACAATTATAAATTTGTTTAATTTACTAAAATACCTTAATTTTAAAGTAAGAAGAATTTCCTTCATCTTAAAATAAAAGGATATGAAGAATGAAAATTTGAAAAGCCACGAAGAGTTAAATACAATTTTCTTTCCTGCTCAGGTCAAAAAAGTAGGGGAATTATTTGATAAGGTAGGCTTTGCAAGCAATTTAACCCATTGTGTCTATCTACCAGAACAAGAGAAAGTCACCCAACTTTGCGGAAGTAACTATCAGCTTGTTTCCAATGAAGAAATCATTTTACCAATTCATGATAAAATGCTATCCATTTTTGGTAAGCGAGGATTTAAAACGAAAGTATCATCTTTTGATGATAGACGCTTTTATGTACAGTTCATCGTCGATGGAGATATTCATAATATCTTAAAAGGTGACGATGTTTGCCCTATGATAGAAATTCATAATAGCTATGATGGCACGATTAAACAAACAATTGGCATTGGATATCAACGCTTAATCTGCACCAATGGATTAATGGCTTTTAGAGAAGATGTATCTGTTAGTGTTAAACATTCCAAACGGTCGGGGCGAATAGAGCTAGAACCTATCTATAAAAGGTTAGAGAATATCGAGGTAAAGCTAAACCGATTCAAAAAGCTTTCCGACCGTCAAGTAACACCTGATGAAATCACTCAAATTATGCATACATTGCGTACCTCTAATACCATACGTTACCCTAAGAAAATGTTAGATTCTGCCAAATTGATTGCAGAAAAGGAAATGCTAATCCTCGATACTCCCATGAATGCCTGGTTACTTTATAATGGGTTCAATTATCCGCTTAATCATTATGAAACTAAATTACTACCAGAAGAAGCCAGTAAGATAGATAGTAGAGTTTTAACAACCATTGAAAAAACATTAGCCCTTAACTAGTAGGGCAGGGGCAAACGCTCTTTTTCTTTTATTATCACCTTCACTCAAAAGGTGATAATAAGAAATTTGCTCAAAAAATTTCGACCTGCGGTGCTTGCTTGTGAAAAGAAAAAGAAGTTGGTCCTCTCTCACGATTTTAATTTCTTCTTTCCATTAGACTTAATTCTCTTCATTGCAGCACTCCTTAATATCGTTGGCATCTGCCGTTTAGATTCTTTATGTAACACTTCCAACCGCATTTCCTGTGTCCATTCCCAATGTATCATCGTCGCATTTAGTACCTCCATATTAAGAAGAAGCATTAGTTGTTCAATCGTAGCATGGTCACGCATATTGCCTTTTAAGGTTGGGTTCTTAGTTTTCCATCCCTTTGCTGTATCGCCAAAAACAACTACATTAAGTAAATCCGCTTCATTGCTATAAAATGGGCTGGCATCTTTCGTACCTTTCACCTTATCAGGAACAAGCATTGCCTTAATCGCATCCGTCTGTAATGCATAATTGGTCTTGGTCAATTCTCGTCTTAGGTCAAATTGTAAACCAAGTCGTATTGCCTCATCCTGTTTTAATCTTTTGAATTCTTTTACAAGATAAACATGAAATTCAGGGCTTAACCATGTTGCAAATTGCAAAGCTATCTCATTATGAGCATAAGTACCTCCATATCTACCCGCTCGTGCTTGCATACCAATAGCACTAGTCCGTGCTATCCATTTCTTAACAGACATAAGAAAAGTGTTATCTACCAGTTCAGCTTTAATTTGGTGGAATTCCACCAAATTAAAATTAGGGTTATGTACTTTCTCCCAAACACCTAAGAAACGAACAGTTGAGTTATTCCGCAACCAATTTCTAATATACTCTCCTGCTTCCCCTTCAAAGCCTTTAGCCATATCCGTAAGGCTGATATATTCTTCATCTCCTTGAGTGATAAGGCTTATTTCATTACCTTGAACATTAATCGTTTTCTTTTTTGCCATAGGTGTGATTTTCTCTATATAGGTTTAAGTGAAATGGTTCTGCCAATCTTTTTCTTTTCACCCGCACAAAAAATTTTACTACATTTTCTAAATAATGAAATAGCTTTAACCTTCTCCCTCGATTTCATTAGCTACCACATTCTAATTGATATTTTAGATGTAGAATTTTGTAGTTGCAAAATAGGCATTTCCCCAGCAGAATTAAAATCTATACTGTCTTTTTCTTTTCACCGTCCAAGAACCTTATTATTATAGTCACACATTCTTTTAACTAACTATCTACTCAATTATAGCACAACTCACCTTGTTATTAGCCTTCTCTCTAATTCTATTAATGTTCATATTCGTGCTACTTACCAGTCCTCAATCTTGCGAATCAAGTAGGTTGCTATTCCTGGGTGACCTATCTTTTTTTCTCTACTTTTTAAGACAGGCGGAAATTAGATGAGATGAAGACTCACAGTCTAACTTAACGGATTTTTATAGCAACATTTTCCTTTTTCAATCTTGATTTTGTACCTTAGTGGCTAGCCTAGCTCTATACCACATAGCGTATAGTTAAAAATTGTAGCTAAATAAAAAATCATCAAAAATGAAAAGAAACATCATTCTAATCATCATCTTTTTTACCATTAATAATATTACCTACAGTCAATTTGGGGGTTTGTCCATTGGTGTAGCAATTTCTAAATTAGAGCAAGCTGGAAAAAATTTAATTGAAAAGGCAGGTGAAGAAGCAAGAACAACAATAATGGTTGGTTCTCAACAAGTCCAAGTTCAAATAGAAAATTTAAAAGCAGCATATTCAAAATCAATGAATGAAACTTTTGATAAACTAGATATAACTCAACAAAGAGTATTTACTGATTTAGACAAACTAATAAATAACCTCAATAATGGACTGTATAAAACGGTAAAAGAAATACAGGTCGTAACAGATAATTTGGATGAATCAATTTCTCGAATTCCTTTTTTTGAAAAGTTTCCAAGAGTTAGGAAACCAGATAAAGTTCATTTCTTAAAATTATCAAATGAAGATAACGTGAGCCTGCCAATATACGGAAGTAGACTTCATATATATGGGGATGAATATGAACCATTCCTAATTGTAAATGGTGAAAAAATAAAACCTATTCAATCTGGGTCAAGCACCCTTCAATTCAATATACCGTTGGAGAAATTTAGTAATCCAAAGAAAAAAATAAAAACTGAAACGGTAGATTTAGTAGTATTTCACAAAACAACAAAACTATTAGTATTTCCTAACTACGAAGAAAGAAAATTTAAAATCCCTTTGTTCTCATTACCAAAAGTAATGGGAACTTATAGGATAGGAATTACTGAGAAATCTAAAAATAGAAAAGAACATTCGCATCATACTCCTAAGCCTCCTCATCATTATAAATGTAGAAGTGGAAGAAGGAGCGATGAAACATGTAATTATCCGACGATTGTTCCAACAGGACATAAGTTAATCCAATCATCAACTGTATTTCATGTAACAAGAAGAGAAGAAAATAGTCCTTGGGAATTTGTTAATGTTTCAGATGCAGGGTTTACATTGAAATTGCTGGCAAAAACGGCATGGTCTAACTTGGCAAGAAAAAACATCGACGGTTGGGTATCATATAAAACTTTTACTATGCCAACAGTAGAGAAAAAAGTACCAAATTTTAAGACTGGGGAAATAACTTGGATAAAGGATGTGAGAATTCCACTCACAAAAAATACAATTGGGTTTACGATTGAAATTGAAACATTAGACGGTTACACGGAAATTTTTAATTCAAAAACGGAAAATAAGTATTTCAAAATACTTGATGATAGAACGAATAGTCAAGTCATAATTAAACCAATGAAACCCGCTTCTGTATTTCAATGAAAAATGGCTAAAACGTTAATATGTGTACGTAGCCCATATTAACGTTTTAGCAAACCGACATAAACCGAAGAATCAATATAATAGCATGCAGCCACAACAAAACTCATATCCCAAAACCAGTTCTTTTTAAGACACCAAACCCGCAGCAATAAAAAGGCTAGTTTTCAGTCCTTTAGTTATCCCTGTTGCCCCCCTTTAAGACAGTAATTTTCAAGTCATCCTAGTTTCGAAAGCAGGACAATCTAGTGAAATAGACAAGTTTGGAGATAAAGGCTGAAAGGGTAGGGCAGGGCTATCCTGTCCTACTTTGGTAATCAAAAGCGGACAGGAGCAAATAAAAGCAGTATGAAATGGGGAAAACCTGCGTGACGTGAGAATATAAAAAATGTCACCACAAAAATTCTTTACATATAATTTTTACTAGCAGAAAAATGTATTATGTTTGTCTTTAACTTAAAATTATACTTATGAAAGCTATTTTATCTTCAAAGATACTTACAACAATACTCTCTATTGTCATTCTATCTTGTGCGGCATGGCTTGTATACCTTTTTAATAAAAAAAAGAACTCAGAATTAACCCCAGAAAGAGACAATGTTATTTCAATTTCTCCTTCTAAAATATCAAGCCTACGAGAAAAAGAAATTTTGGAATCTAAGATATTTGAAGATTCCTCTTATATAGTTAAAGGCCGAGATTACATTATAGAGAATAGAGGAGAAACTTTATCAAGTATCTCCAAAAAAGAATATGGTCATTCATATATGTATCAATCTATAATTTCATTCACAACAAAAAAGAGAGAAAAAGATAATAGTTATAAAAATTTAGTTCTAGACAGGACTATAAGTAATGATTTAGTAGACATTAGAAGGGGAGATAAAATCTACATACCAAGTAAAGACGAACTAACAAATAGAAAGACAGATACTATAGTTTTTAGAGACAAATCTATCAAATTCAATCTTCCAAAAAAGTCAAGAATAATTATTCAAGCAACTGATAAAGTAGAAAAAGAAATTATTAAACTCTCAGAAGGTTTTATCATTACAGCAAAGAAGACATCAAATAGTGATGTCACAATTGAAATTAGAGTAAACACTAAAGAAAAAACTATAGAAAATTATTGTAACAAAAATCTAGATTTATTATCTATACTATCTTCATCTTCATCTATAAATAATAATATGTGCAATGAAGAGGCTTCAAACCAACCTAAAGCTTTGATGTTCAAAAAAATTATGCTACCTACTCATATTGCAAATGAAGAAGCACAAATATTAAATGTAGGGTTAATTTCTTCGTTATCTAGAATAGACCGAAACTCGGCAATTTCTGAGCTACTGACATTCGCTAAGTTGTCTCTAGAAGACTAAAAATAAAAAACTAATATTAACTCAAAATTTTATACAAATGACAAGAGACAAAAAAGAAATTCTATTCGAGAAAATAGGACTCATAGCTGATGTACTAGGAATACTTACTTTCATTGTTACAGCTATTGGGTGGATACTAAAACAAGATAGCAATAGTTATTATCAATGGGGACTATCATTGATTACCATAGGAATAATAGCTAGTCTTTTTTTAAATAGATATGATAATAAAAAGGTTTACAAAATTATCATTTTGGTAATATGTGTAATTGTTCTTATTACTACCACAAGTCTTTGTGTTTTCCTCTTTACAAAGGAAACTCTCAACTCCAATGAAGCTTGGATTCTAGCTTTTCCTTTTCTAGCAGCTATTGCAAGATTGTTTGTACTCATATTGAAGCCGTCTCACAATAATCTAAAAACGGAAGACAAGAAAGAAATAGAATCAGAACAAAAAGATTATCCTGAGATAGCTTTCATAGGAAAAAGTAAGGTTGGAAAAAGTACTTTGATAACAAAACTATTAAACTTGAAAGCCCCTATTTCTACAACTGAACTATCAAAGCATACCTGGATAATTGAAATAGGAAAAAGAGTAAATTTATTTGATGGAAAAGGACAAGTTTTTTTCCAACAATTCAAAGTAGCAATTAACAAAAGTTTTATTTGTCTATTTTTAGACCACAATGAATCTAACAATTCATCAGCTATTAACGAAGCTAGACTCAAAGAACATGAATATTTTGCTGATGAGATTATAGGTTATTTGGATGATAAATACACAGAAATTGACCACATAATTAAGGGCATTTGCATCTTTATTAATAAAAAAGACTTATGGGAAAAAGACGACGTAAATGAAAAAATATTAAGAGACTTTACTGAAGGAATAAAAATAAAAATGAAAAATGCAAAATGGTTTCCCAAAGGTAGAGAAATCAAAATATTTTACCATTCTAACTTTGTACAGAACGATATTGCTAATTTTGTAAGCCATATGAAAGATAATTATGACTACATATTAAAATAAATTAAATATGGCAAAAAAATTGCAATTGCCTTCATATAGCATATAAATATTCGTCACCTCAAAATAATAAAAATTACAAATCAGTTATCATTATGCATAATTCAAACTAAAAAGACCAACTAGAATGATAAAATTAGATTCAAAAATACCTTTTATTATTGCAGGTCTTCAAGATGGCTATTCAGCCATTTTGATTGCAAGTGATAGAACACCTACAGGTTTAGCTAAATATTATCTAAATGGTTCATTCTCTGAGAGAATTGCTATAAACCAATTCAAAGTTTCTCCAAAAGAGAAAAAACTAGGCTATGTCGTTAGGTCTAGACCTGTTCTACCACTTGAGGCTGTCAATTATAGTTTGGAAACTTCCTCTAAAAGAAAAGCAAACTACTTCTTTGGCTGGATTGGAATGGCATCTGATAATGATTTACAACAAATAGAAGAGCTATTCAACGATTTAATAATAGATATATTGGTAGCTGTAAAAGCTGAATCTCCAGAAAATTCTCAATCAAGGCTAGAAGCAATTCTTCCCCTGCTTTTAGATAAGTGCGAACAAGCAGAATTAGCTAGATTACAGGAAAAAGAAGCTATTAATATTAAAATAATTAATCTTATTCTATTTATTTTTTTTACTATTATTCTAACTGTAGCTATTACCTATTATGTAACTATGTTTTAATCATTCCCCCATTTCTATTAGGAATAAAAAATTCTTAGTTAATTAAAAATCATAACATCTACCATTAGAAAGAACCTCACATAAGCAATCTTACTCTCTTTACAAAAATAACAACCTTAGAAAGAATTACTTAATCTTTATATCATAGACTCATATCGTTCCACTCTATATGATAAATGACTTGGAATAAAATTTAACATCATGTAAATATATAAATGCTAGATTAATTGGGTAATATCGCACAAAAGTCGGAAATGTCCCATAACTAAATATAGCCGACAATGCTATGGTTTTAAGGCAAATTTTGGACTAAAACCATAATAATTTCATAGCGATACATGAGCGTTTTGTATGGTCTTATCCTATAATTTTAACGTTCGTTATCACCATAGTCTATTTTTATAGCCGTTTTCGATGAAAATTAAGCCTGTGGGACAAATTTGCCTTTTGTTCGATAATACCCATTAATTTCAGGAGAACTAAATGTTTGAACATATTTAAAACCCACTAAACTGTAGCGCACTCAAATGATAATTAGCTTTTATCAATATTTTCTACAACCTCCATGATAAACTCTTTATGACTAACAGTATTTCTACCAATACTATTAATTATATTTTTGGGTAATTCTACTTCTTCAGGAGAACGGATAGACCTGATTATAGAATCATTAGTTTCCTTTAAATGTTTAAAATATCTTTCTTTTAAACTTGATTGACTATGGACGTAAATTAATACGGAGATATTTTTAGCCTTAGGATCTAAAGCCAGCCGCTGGCAAAGTGTAATACCTCCTATATTGCTATTGTCTCTGGTTAAATCAGAGATAATTAAGTCAATATCATCGTGTTCATCAATAATATCAAAGGCTTCTTCGGAGCTATTAGCAGTAATACAAGAAATATTGAGCTTATCTAAAATAGCCATAGGCAAGGTATAGGTAAATGAGTTATCTACCCAAAGCACTTTATAAGGCTCAGGTCGTTTTTTTATTTCCTGTATCCGTTCAAAAAGTGGGGTGCCTCTTTCTATTTTGAAAACCTCTAATACCCCTTCTAAATCATCAATATTAGACAACTCCCAAGTAAGTGGTTTGATGCGCTGAATTAGCTCTGATTTTAAACGCTTCTTATAATTCGTCCAATTAAAACGGTTAAGAAAATTTTGTGCAGCAACCGCCCCTTCTCTAAATAATCTTAGTTGATTTTCGTTGGATAGGTTAAAATCCAACCAATTAATATCATCTATATTGATATGTTCAACTAATTCTTGATATTCCTGATTCGTTTTTAAAAACTCATGGTCTCTCAAATTCCGTACTCCGTCAAAAATATTCCCCGCAAATTTAAATAAGCCACCATGTTTTTTAAAATTATACCGATCTATCCCCAATTTGACACCAATAGTTGGTCGCAAAGGAATGGTGTCTTCTGTATGAAATAAATCAATAGGAAAGTTAGACATCACGCCACCATCTACCATCTGTACACTTTCGGGAAGTTGAGAAGACCTAAAATCAGCTAAAGCTTTCCATCTCTCTTGATAAAAATCTTTTTTCCCACCAGTAAAAGAGGAAAGATTAAATTGTTTGGGCTCAAAAAATACAGGAATTGACATCGAGGCTCTAACAAAAGCGGCAGGGCTTTCGACTTTAGGATTTCTTAAATACAACTCAGCCATTTTGGGAAACTCTACCTTTGTTTGCGTAGTAATATCCGCAGCTACAATAGCTAATTTAATAGCCAACTTTTTAGGGTCTAACTTTCTTTCCTTCCCGTAGTCATCTTTTAAGATTAAGTCAGGAATATCTTTTATGTTCTTGTCTAAGGCATCTAACCTTTTGTGCTTTAATTCTTTTTCTAACCAGTCTTCAAAAAAAGTCCCTGGGTTAATCCCTTTTTTCTGAAACAATCTAGGTGCATTCATTACCGCTAACAAGTAGGTTAGTGCTGTTTTTTCCTTAGCCATTGCATTAACCAGCCATTTAGCACGTCTGCCTCCATCTACAAATTGCATAAAATCAAAACCTGCAATTTTCTTTAAAATTGCAAGACTTTTTTTATTTGCAGGTTTATCGACATCAGCTAAAAAAATAGTATTAATTGCACCTGCAGAAGTACCTCCCAAACTCAAGAAACGAATGCCCATTTCTTCCAAAACATAGGTGAATCCAACTAAAGCAATTCCTAATAGCCCACCTCCTTCTTGAACCAGATTAATATACTGATTACCTGCTTTATCGAATATATCTGAGACTCGAATTTCTGTATTGTTTTGTGCTACATTTTTTCTTAGAGTATCTAAAATAGGCTTCACCTCTTGAATAAAGTCATCGACTTTTAATGGTTGAATATCCATATTAATTTTGATTTTTTAAAGGTTAAAGTAACTTTGTTCACATTATGTTATAGTACAATATGAACAAAGTTATCTAATACTAAGTTCCTAGTAAAACTAAATTTCAACGTATGCTACTAATGAACATTATTTGCCCGTCGCCTAATCAACTCTTCGATAGAAATTTGTTTTTCTAATGGCATAGCTACTGTTCTGCTAGAAGGCTTATTAGCTATATTAAATTCTTGAATTTTCAAAAAATGCTCATGCATAAGGCGAAGTCTATTACTCATTTCTTCTCCCATTAGAAATGTTGATACACTCGCAGGTTCATGCAAAGTAGATGGTGGTCCTATATGTGTAAAAGGTGTTCCTGTATCCCCTCCGTGGCAACCATTGCATGTTTTTATAGAAAACTTGTCGATTAACTCTCTACTTACACCAGGAGCATTCCATTTAAAAGAAGATGAATTGGTTGGACAAAATCCACCCAAAAAAGGTTGCCCGTCATAAACTAAGGGTATTGTAAATTGACCCGTCCTAATAGCTTCTTCGTTTTCTTGTATAAACTTCGTTAATAGCTGACTACCGTTTAATGAAAAATCGGGTGTCATTTTCCTAGTCACTTCTTTGAATATCCCTTCAGTTCGGTCTAAGTTGAACTCTCTTAATTCCCAGGGACCACTAAGCGCTACCTCATTCGTCCGTATCTGGTTCAAGGCATTGCCGTTTGGCTTAGTTGGCATTACATTTTTTCCTACAAAGTTCTCTGTTACTGCAATAAGTGCTTCAACATAACTAGAATCAAAAGTCTCATGCGCTCCCAAGTTATGCCACTTAGAGACCAAAGGAAAAATCTGCGTAGTATCTAGAATCGGTAATTGATACTCGAAAATCACCGTAAAAGGCAAAGGTCGATTATTAGAATCAACAGCACAGTAAACAAATCGTCCCTCACCAGAATTAGTAACACGACCTTCCTTGACTTTTAGCAAGTCTAATCTATTAACTACTGCAAGTAATTTAAAAGGCGCATTATCTAAGTTAATTTTCCATTCGTCAATCGGACTACCAGCCTGACCGTCCGCTTCCATCCAAGGCTTGATTATCCTTTCATTAATACGAGGTCTAGGTGCAACTGTAAAATTATTGATGGTTTGCTCTCGCTCCCAAGATTGCAAAAAGCCTAGGATTAAATCTTCCTTCGTTACAGCATCGGTAGTCATATTTCTTATCAAATGACCAAAAGACAATCGTCCAATTTTTGCTTCTGGATGATTGACAACTGCGGTATCTATGATTACCATTTCCTTGAAGGTGTCAACTTGTCGGCAAGCTTCACAGTTTATACCTCCACAGTCAATTCCTATTTCACCATTTTCTAGGTCTAGAATACCGTTTGAACATAAATCAACTGGAGGAATATCACAACTAACACAAAACAAAAAACTAATGAATAAAGTCTTACTAATAATTTTAGCTAAGTTCATAAAAAATAAAATTTTAAAAAAGATTAAAAAATAGAGTGAAAGCGACCTAGTGGGTAAGTCGCTATTTGATTTTTAGGCATAGCAATGCCGTTTACTTTGGATAAGTCATACCCAAAATATTGCCTAAAAAAGATTGCTTTCTACTTCAGAAAAAGCAGAAAGCAGTAGAAAAATTTAAGTCAAATCGACAATCGTTACGACAGGTGCATCTCGTTTTACTGCCGCAATACCATTTTCACGATTGGCAACAGTAGTATACATTTCGCTAATCCCTAATGCTTCGCCATTACGAGCATTCAGTACAAAGTAATATTGCCCATTACTGGAAGTACCTCGCTTGTACCGATTGTCATTAGGGGCATTAGCTTTTACAGATTCAATTGCTTTTATACAATTTTGCTTAGTGGTGTAACCTTCGCTGGAGCGCAAAATGTTTTTAGCGTTTACAGCAAATAAGTTAAAACGAAATTCCCCTTTCGAGTCCGTGTCGATTTCAAATCTAGGATAACCCATGATTATAAAGTTTAAGTATGAAAAAATATAGGAAACGGAGAAGAGGCGTAAAAAGTAAATTTTACTTTCAGGGAAGAAATATTTTTTATATATTTATATTTCTTATTGAACTAAGAACCCTGAGGTTAGAGTTGGCGCTCTATCCTCTTCTTTTTTTCCTATTATATTAATAGTGCTTGAAAATAATTTAAGTTTTATTTGAAAAAGTAATTTTAAAAGCGTTAATTTGTAATTACTTAACAAAAAAGTTAATTTTATTTTTTTTGATTTTAAAAAATAGTAACAAATTTGTGAATTAGTTCGTTACTTAGTTATCAATTAAAAAATTATTTTACAAGTATAATATTTATTTATACTATATGCAAATCTTTTTTCAAGATTCTGCATTAGAATCACTATATTCTGATGAAGAGCCTAATAACCATAACAAGAACTTATTTTTTGTAAGAAGGCAATTGATAAAAACAATAGAAATGCTACGGGCTGTACCAAAGATTTCTGAACTATCAAAACTATATATAGATTATTTCCCTCCTAATAATGAACATAACCTTCACTCAATACAATTAAATGCGGAGCTTTATCTCTACTTTAAGCAAGTATCTAGTAATCAATTACTTATTGTTAATGTTGAATAAAGAAGGTAAATTATGGATGCACAAGGAAAAGTTATCAATAAATTAACTCCTGCAATAGCAATTCCCCCTGGAGAATATTTGAAAGACATTTTAGATAAGAAAGATTTAAAGCAAAGAGAATTCGCTATTACCATTGGTATGGCACATTCTCAACTCAATGAGATTATAAAGGGAAAAAGAGGTATTTCGACTGAATTAGCTATTATCCTAGAAGCTGCTTTAGGTATAGATAAAGATTACTGGATTAATCTCCAGTCTAATTATGAACTGGCTAAAGCAAATCTTGACAAAAACCTGCAAAAAAAAGTTTCTATAATTAGAAAATGGGTTGATTTAAAACAATACGTAGCTTTAAACTATTTCAAAAAACTAAAGAAATTATCCAATATTCTAGAAAAAGATATAGATTTCCTTTTTACGATATATGGAGTAAAAAGTGCCAATGAAATAAAAATGGAATTGGAAAGTGCTACCTATAAGAATTTTAAAAAATCTCCTGTTTTAAAAGTAAATCCAGTTAACTTACTAGGCTGGGTTAAGTATGTGGAATACAAGGCTAGCAAATTAAAAAAAATCGAAGCATTTAATCGAGAATCAGAATCAGAATTGATTGAGAAATTGAAAAGTGTATTTCTAGGCGAGTCAATAGTTGATAATCTGGAGAAAATTTTACCCAAATATGGTATCAAACTAATTATAGAACCGAGAGCCGACCAAGTGCCAGTAGATGGTATTGCTTTTTGGAGTAAGGATAACCCTGCTATTGGTCTTACTCTCAGGCACAAGCGTTTAGATAACCTAGCATTTACGCTTTTTCATGAATTAGGACATATTTATAGACATTTAGAACCAAATAAAAATAATGAAATTCCTTTCATAGATGATATAGCTGGAAATAAAGGAAATCAGGCTTCCAAGGAAAAAGAAGCGAATATTTTTGCCGAAAATCATTTAATTCCCAAGAAAAAATGGAAAAAATTTATTGAGAAAACTGAAGAGTTTTCAAGTGAAACAATTATCAGTTTTGCTAATGAAATAAATATACATCCAGCAATTCCATTAGGTAGATTAAAACATGAATACAATGAATTTTACAAAAAAAGATTTTCTATTTCTAATTCAATTAATTAACCTACAATAAATATTCAAGATTGAACCTTTAGCGAATTGATAATATTTTATACTACCACAATTCCTTAACATTATTAGAAACCTTAACATTGTAAGAACTAATTGACTATTAAAGCAATAGGATTTAGTGTTGAAGTCATCAATAACTGTAAGGATTACAACTAATGTTTGAAAATATCAAAATAGAAAAAGGTGTATCTATACCTGAAAACACTAAAACCAGAACAGGGCTTTGGAAACATTTAGCAGATAATATGGATGTAGGCGATAGTGTATTTCTAGAAGAACCTCCCAGAGATAAAAAAGGAAAGCTTGCTGTTATGACACGGTTGTACAGCTATAAGCCTAAGAAATTTGTTTGCCGACCAGAAGGAGAAGGTGCCAGAGTTTGGCGTGTTGTGTAAATACTAGCACCATCATAATCCAGTTTGATAATTTATGTTATGGAAAGTTATAGTCAGCAGATAAGCTTTGAGTCTATAATTAAAGGTTTTTCTAATCAGAAGTTTACTCTTATTTGCCAAGTCATTTAGCCTATGTTATAGTGTATACACTAAGAAAGGCATAAAATGTTCTCAACAGAATCTGCAACCCTGAATCTGGACACATATAAAGTAGTAAAATTACTTCAAGATAAAGGCTATTCAGAACAAGAAGCAGAAGGTTTCATTGAAGCGATTCAAGAAATTACCCTCAATGGCGTTGCTACAAAAGAAGATTTACGTCAATCAGAAAAAAGACTTAATGAAAGAATTGATAGCGTCCGAGACGGACTTAAAGAAGATATTTCCAATATCAGTATCAATGTAAAAGACACTATCATCAGTCTACAAAAAACCATGATGGCTACTGTACTTGGTGGTGTGGGATTGACTGTTGCCCTCATTAAACTGATTGGATAAGCCTAAAATTATCGTATATCCATTACGGAATGAAGCCCTAATGCTGGTCAAGCGTTAGGGCTTCTTCTTTTTAACCAAGCTAACCAATATTTATATTGAATGGTGCTTTTAGTAAATCAATAAAATCGAGGTCGAGTCTATTTACCAAGTAGAGAGAAACGACCCCGTTACATAGAGAGAATCATTAAAGGCTATTCAAAAATACATTGTTTTTTATTAAATACAAACTTCTCTTTTATCAACCTAACTCCTAGAAATAAAAAGGCTTCATTAGCTGTAAAACAGGTAATGAAGCACTATGAGTGAAACTCTCTCTACTTAGTTTCTGCCCTAAAGATACAACTTTTACCTATTCGATTCAAATTACGGTCGCTGTAATAATACTGCAATAATCCTTTGCTATAACTACGCTTAACTTCATTTTTTAACACATGGTCTAACCATGTCCAAAACTTTTACATACATGAGTAAAGGCGAGTTATTAGCTGCCCTCAAGCAGTTTTCAGGCACGACACAGTATTATTTCCATCCGCTGTTCAAAGCCTTCCGTTACACCGATGGAGTGAGATTCTTAGCCAAAAATGCAGAATGCTATTGGCTATTGGAATTTATATTTAGCCATCAAATTAATTCAAAAATCAAAGCGCTTGATTTTCAAGTGTGGCGACTGGTAAGACGAGGTGAAGGTTGTATCATCACCATTGAGAATGGTAACAAGAAAATTATTGAAACTTTTACCCTTAATTTTACCACTTTCCCATTATATAGCATCACGCTTTGGATGGAAGGTAATGTTTTACTATTGCCTAGTGAACACTAATCAATAGCTATTTTAGAAGGGAGGACGCTGTGTCGCCCTTCTACTTCTTTTAGGATAATTTAAAATTCTTTCAACAAAAAACACACAAATATTTTTGTATATATAAATCATTTACATACCTTGGAAGTATTATTGTTACACAATATATAAAAACCAAAATCATCTTAAACGGATGATTCATTAGTAGAACAAAAAATCCATACCAATGAAGCTAACTAGCTCTCTCTGTTTTAACTACCACAATCTACCATTAAGGTTCGTACTTTTCCTGTTTATTAGCTGCTCCTTGAATCCTCAAACGAGTTTTTCCCAAAGAATCTATCGCCAATTTTCCACCCAAGCAGTTGATAAACAATTTCGCTTGGCTGATGAAACAGTCGTTGAGCGCAGACAAGCTATCGAACGTTATGTAAAAAGCTACCAACTAAACGGGGAGTTACCAAGCTTCACCATTCCCATTATCTTTCACCATGTCTATAAGGATAATCCGATTAGTCCAGCTGCTATTGAAGCCCAACTAACCGCACTCAATGATGCTTTTCTATATAAAACGGAATGGGAACATCCCGCTCATGATATATTGGACCTTGAAAGCCTAATGCCGCCTAGTGGTAGCATTCAATTTTGCTTAGCGGATGTAGATTTGATGGAGAATGGTTCTCTGGGCTATAATTATATACCAGTCGGCATTGAAGAATGGTCAGTTGATGATTTAGTGACAACTGCTTTGGGAAATAATGCAGTCGAAGGCTTTGATTTTACCGCCTATCAACCCGAAAATTATCTCAATATTTGGATAGTCGATTTACCCGATACCGAAGCGGGTTATGCCCAGATGCCTTGGAGTCCTAAAAAATCGGATGGCATTGTCATTAATCGACAACTAGTTGAACCTTCGGGGGACAAGTTTCGTCAATATGCGCAAATGAAGTCACTCGTCCATCTTACAGGCTCTTATCTCGGACTACTGGAACTTTGGAATGATAGTAAACCATGCGCTGACGACCGAATTTTTGATACGCCTGTGCATAATGCGCCCAACTATGGCGCTAATGCCGAATACCGCCATATCAGTCTATGTGACGGACGAGTAGAATATAGCATGAATTATATGGATGCTACCGACGATAATTTCATGTATAGTTTTACCCTCGGTCAAATGCTCCGCATTACCGCCATGCTAAGTGAAGGTGGTCCTAGAGGTAGCTTAAAAGATGCCAAAAGTTTATGTGGTCAATCTTTATTAGAAACCGAAGCTCTTGCTAGAAATCAACCGATAGTGACTACTCAAAAAACAACCACATCCTTTCAGATTAGCCCCAATCCTGCGACCAATCAGATTAGCATTAGCTATCCTTCGGATAGTGAGTGGCAATCTTTTCAACTGTTTAATGCAAACGGTCAGCTTTTGCAGAATTTTAGGGTAAATGGAAATGGAACTTTGCTACGGGTAGATTGCAGTCATTACCCTGCGGGCATCTACTTTATCACCGCCATTAATCTATCTGAAAAACAGACCCAACGTTTTACGTTATCAAAATAATGAACATCAAAATAACCATTAAAACAAAGAAGCTATGAATCAGCTCTCTCTTGTAAATCGTTTCCTTTTTTTAGGATTAAGCCTCCTAATTCATACACAAAATGGATGGTCACAACCAACCAATAGCCATGTAGGAGATGTAGTCATGCCTACGCCCTCTGCTACTTCTTTTGGCAAATATGTGGATGTACCCGTTTCTTATTTTACAGGCATTTCAAACAATACTATTCCGTTATATACGGTATCAGACGGCAAAGTCAGTTTACCCATTTCGTTGAGCTATCACTCGGCAGGTATCAAACTGGCCACTTTGAGTTCGTGGACGGGGAATTGGGATCTAAGTGCAGGGGGAATGATTACTCGTACCATCCTCGATCGTGCCGATGATGATGCCCTAGGCTATTATCGCAATGGACAGTTTCTTGAAGACAATCAACTTGAAGCGATTATCAATTCTCGTGATGAAGAACCAGATCTCTTTAGTTTTTCCCTTCCCAATGGCACCTCTGGACGCTTTTATTTTACAGGAGATGGACCTGGTATGGTTGAGTTTGTGCCTAAGCAGGATTTAAAGCTAGTTGAATCCACCGAAAATAATGGACCATTTTTAGGTTTTACCATTATCGACAAAGATGGCACCAAATACTTTTTTGGCCAAGACCCGACCGATAATCGAGTTGCCCAAGAAAGAACCATTAATCAAGGAGACATGGAGCGGATTTCTTCTTGGTACTTGCTGCGCATTCAGTCTTATGATGGCATCGATAATATCACCTTAGATTATCAAACAGAAAATTACAGCTACGTAACTCCTTCCTCTTGCCAGATTAATTATACAGGTTGTGGCGGTGTGGGGTATAGTGGGTGGTCTGCAAGTCAAAGCTGTGTGGGCTCTTCTTATGATGCCAATCATTTTTTTACGACCACCCAAGTAACCAGAGGATTGCGCCTCGCCACCATTACAAGCCCTACCGAAACAATTACTTTTGCTGCCAACACAGCTAGAGAAGATGTCAATGGCACTTCCTACCGTTTGGATTCCCTTTCGATTAGTAGCGGCACCAAATTCTGTAAACGCTTTCGCTTTGCCTACGATTATTTCAAAGACCCCGCTTTTCCCGTCAATCAGCGCTCCGAATCGAAGCGACTTCGGCTCTTATCAGTACAAGAAGTTTCCTGCACAGGTACTTATATTGAAATCCCTCCTTACAGTTTTGAATATGATGGACCTCTGAATACTGATGGGTCACCTTATTTGCCTCAAAGGCTAGATAAGGCAACCGATGAATGGGGATTCTTCAATGGGCAATTCACCAATAATAATTTACCCATTAACCTACCCGAAGATACCAGATTGACCCTTCCCAACGGGAGAATCTTAATCGAAGGACAAGCAAATCGGAATCCTAGTTTAACCCATACCCAATATGGCATTTTAACAAAAATCAATAACCCATTGGGGGGAAGCGTTGAATTTGAATACGAACTCAATGATTATTACGGACAAATTCAAGGAGAGGAAACTACCTTAGTACCAGAAATTAGAAGCTGTCCCAATCCGTTAGAATTACAATGCTGTGGAGCGCATGATGAAACCACTATCACGCCTTACACTTTTACTTCCCAAGGAGAAATAGACCGAGCGTATTTCACCGCTGTTTTGACCAAAATAGTAGATGATGCAGGGGACGGTAGCATTGATTGTAATTTGCCCTTACCCACTTTAAATATTCGAGCCTTAGAAGTCACCGACCCGAATAACCCCATTCAAAGAGGCTTTTATAGTTTTAATCTCAATAGCAGCCAACAATTTGAAATAAGAGATGACGTTCCTTTAACAAACTTGGGAGCGTTAAGCCTCAATGTACCTTATATCTTTGAGGTCAGTAGCAATAATGGACAGGCTCGGTTTGCCCTCTTTACCATTCAAGATGAGTTTTTTGCCACTCGTCCTGCTGGTGGACTCCGCATCCGAAAAATAACGGCTAAGGATGGACAGAATCTCAATCCTGATGTTATCAAAACTTTTGAGTATAAAAACGAGAATCTACCGAATGAATCAAGTGGAATTTTATACCAAATTCCCCGATATGCTTATTTTGTTGATGGACAATCTATTACTGCAGGTGGATTGGTGGAGGGGGCGGTTGAAGCCGCTTATTTTACCGATAATAGCATCGTTCCGCTAGGGGGCTATGACGGAATTTCGTTAGGATACCAAAACGTTAGAGAGATACTAGGCAATAGTGAGTCGGATAATGGCTATAATACCTATACCTTCTTTGGTAGCTTTGACCCCATTTTTAATTTTGTTAATCAGTTTCCTCGACCACCTGCACAACTCAATGTGTATAAAGGAAAGTCGGATAGAACAAGTGCATTTAAGGTAGAAGCTAATCAAGCGACGCTGGTGAATCAGTCGGCAGTAACGCCTAGAACGATTATTAGCACTAATTCACCGAATCTTATTATTAAGACAGCTCCTCCCATTGTTTGTGGACAGCAAACTTGGTATTTTCATCGCACCTATCAAAATATCTCTCCTAATCAGTTTCAAAAATCAGTCGTGACCAGTTTTCGGGATGGGGTGAGTACACAGATGGTGTATGAATATGACAATCTTAACCGTCACTTAGCACCTGTTGGTGTAAGCATGACCAATTCGGATGATTTAAAATTTATCACCGAACATCGTTACCCCTTTGATTTTACCCAGACGGTTTATGATTCAATGGTAGCTCGTAATCAAATTGCGACCCCTATTGAAACGATTCATAAAGTAGAAGAAAATGGAACAGCCTTGCAAACAAAGGGGCAACGGCTCAACTGTGATTTCTTTGATAATTTTGGACTGCGAGGCGGTAGTGGTTTAGACCCGATTTACCCTTATCTTTTTGAAGATTATGAAATGACTTGGGATGCTGGTGGCAATCTACAAGTAACAGGTCCAAATAGTGGATGGGATACGCTAGAACATCACGGGGCTTATAATATGGCAGTAGGCAGACCTGCCAATTCGACAAGTAAAGGATGGGAAACAGAATTTTATACCTACGATGCCATCAATAAGCAGATTAAAACTCGAACTTTTGAGAATTTTCAATGGGTGGCAAACTATTTTACGGGAACAAGGATCGCAAGTGAAACCATTGATATAGATGCACAGGACACAGATTTTGACTTTGATCCCTTGATGCGGTTAATCCAGATTAATGAGCGGGATGGCAACGTACTTACAGACATCAGCTACCAATACCAAGATGGGACAAATACGCATAATTTCATTAATCAAAAAGTCACTTTTCAACCTGATGGGTTGAATCTAAGTGCGCTGCAAGCCATCGAAACTAGACAGTATTTAGGAGGATTGGGACGGCTGTTGCAGACCAATCAAATCAAACATTCACCCGATGCGGCTGACCCCAAAGATATTATTACCGCCGTCAGTTATGATAATCAAAGTAGGGTAGCAATGGCTTATGAGCCTTTTGAAAGCCTTTTAAGTAACGGTTCGTTTAGAACCGTACCTAATGGAACTGCTTTTACTGTTACGCAATATGAAGTTTCTCCACTTAATCGCCCCGTAGCAGTTACACCGCCTGACTGGTATACCACGCATACGTTGTATGGGAGTAATCAAACGGCAATTACTGTTCCTGGCACTTCTATTACTTACGCCATCGGAGAACTCAATACCATCACTACGATTGAGCCAGATGGAAGTAGTACACAGACGGGCGATAGAAGCACTATACTATCTGATAAACGAGGAAAACCTATCTTACTTAGACAACAGAACCAGTCGGGTAGTAGTCAGACCAGTACCTACACTATTTATGATAAAAAAGAGCGAGAAACCATCATTATCCCTCCTGCGGCAAGTGCTACGGATGCTAACTTGATTTTTACGACCCTCTACTCTGGGGAAGATAATAAGCTAGAAATCAAAATACCCGACAAGGAAAAAACAACCTTGGTCTATGAGCCAAGAAATATACCTATCGCCTTTCAAGATGGCAATTTACGGACTGACGGAAAATGGATGATAACCCAATATGATGTATATGGAAGGGTTACAAAAACAGGACTAAATACAACGCCAACGACTGTTAACGAGGTTTGGACGGAAAATTACTATGATGGTTTAAGACCAAACAACTCTCTCACAGGGTTTACCAACCCATCAATAGACATCGGGCGATTAACAGCGCTTAACAACTACGTTTTAAATGGCAATCAAGTAAGCAATACCTTCATAGAACGTTTCTATTTTTATGATGATTTTGGCAGAATGATTACTGATTCGGGGAATAATCATCGAAATGGCTTATTGCAACGTTTCATGAATTATGACTACTTGGATAACGTGGTCAAAACCAGACGGCGTTATCATATTAGTGCCTTTAATAGCCAAAGAGATACCATTACCCAATCCTATGACCATCAAGGCAGACCTATTGATACTCACCACAACCTACAGAATGGTACATCTCAGCATTTATGCCGAAAAGCCTATGATCATAAGGATTTACTATTAAAGGAGTTTTTAAGCGGTACAACGAACGGTTTTTTACAGGAATGTAACTACACTTACTTAGAAAATCGTTTCCTTAAAGGTATTAATGAAACGATGGCAGCAGATGACCTGTTTTCTTTGCAAATAGCCTATGACCAAGGCATTACGCCACAATATGAGGGCAATATCGCTAGCCTAACATGGGAATTCAAAGACGGACAGTCACAAATCTATGACTACCAATATGATTTCTTAAACCGCCTCACCGCTGCTAATTATAACCTCCATAATAATGCTTATGGGACAACTTATAGCTATGATTTAAGAGGGAATATTAACAGTTTGACCAGAAGGGGCTTATACGGAAATAGTTCTAATTTACAGACTCAACAAATAGACAATTTAAGTTATAGTTATGTTACTGGTACTAATCGACTGAAGGCGATAGCAGATACTGCCCCCTGCCCAACCAGTAAATTAGTAGATAATCCTTTGGATAATACGCAGCTACATGCTGTCGAGGAAATGCTAGAAGCTAATAATGTCGTCAATGCTAATGCTGCGATTACCTATCAAGCTGGGGATAGCATCGTTCTAAAACCAGGATTTCATGCCAAGTCAGGAGCTATTTTTACTGCCAAAATAGCTAATTGCCCTCAAGGTGGATTTGAAACCGATGGTTTTGTACAACGCAGTAGTGCCGATTACGATTATGATAACAACGGTAATCAAACAATTGACCCCAATAAAGGCATCCAAATATCATACAATTATCATAACTTGCCCTATCAAGTAAGCTTTGCCAATGGGAGTAAGATTGATTGGTTATATGATGGAGAAGGTAAAAAATTACAAAAACAGACAACAGGTAAGCAACAAAATATGCTTAACCAGTTAGTAGATACTATTCTGCTAACTCAAGACTATTTTGACGATATTGAATATAGTAATGATACGTTAGAGGCACTTTATTTTGATGTAGGACGTTTATTTTTTGGTAATTCTTCCCCATATTACGAATATGCGATCAAAGATCATTTAAAGAATCAGCGTGTTCTATTCTCAGATAAAAATACAGATGGAACAATTGATAATACTGAAATATCTGAAACATCATCCTACTATCCTTATGGATTAAGACAGCGTGGATCAGGATTAAGAGTTAATCCCACTTACGATTATTTGTTCAATGGTTTTGAGAGAAATGCCGATTTTGGATTTGGTTTAGACTTTGCAAAATATCGAACTTACAATCCAACAACAGCTCGCTGGTTGCAAGTAGACCCCGAAGCAGGATTGTTTACAGGTTGGACTCCATACAAATTTGGGATGAATAATCCCGTCTTATTCAATGACCCAAATGGTGATTGTGAAGTTTGTAAGGAGGCGTTAATTAATAGTGCTGTATTTGTAGCAGGTGTAGCTAATTCTATAAGCTCTAACTTAACGGGTAATTTCCCTGGTACTAGAGGAAACCCCAATGATTTTGGCAAATATGCTCAAGCAGCTGCAATAGGGCAACAAACAGGGGATGTCCTTTCTTTAGTTGCTGGAACTGCGGGAACGATTTTGGGAACAGTTGCAGCTACTGGCTCAAGTTTAACAACCCCTGTTACCGGACCAGTTGGGGCGGGTGCAGCAGTTGCACTTGGTACAGGAGCGGCTGCAAGTGCTGGTGTTGCGACTACTGCCTTTAATAATCTTACTGGCAATAATGCAATTGTAAATATGAAAACAGGGTCAAAAGGAGGCCCTAAAGAAGGAAAGAGTTTTACAAAGAAGCAGAAAAGTGAAGCCAAGCAAGAAAATATAAAGAACAATGATGGAGAATTTAGATGTGCCGATTGTGATGTACAATTAGTTGATGCTAAGAAATCACAAAAAGGTGTTAAACCACCTGGTAATGAAGCTCAATATGACCATATTTACCCTAAAAAACATGGGGGGAATACAACTTCTGATAACCGACAGATTCTTTGCAGAGACTGTAATCGGAAAAAAAGCGATAAGCTACCAGAAGATTATTACAATAATTAGCAATTCAAAAAATATAAACAACATTATTGCACGAAATTTGAATTATGTTAATTTTTAACCTAACTGCATTATTTAGGTGGGTTCAATATTAAAGATAATAAAATGAAGAATTCAAAACACATAAAGATATTATTTAGATTTTTTAATACAGAAGAAAACAAATATATGGTTGAGAGTTGTTGGGCAACTCCACATAAAGACGGTTTTCAATTAGATAATATTCCTTTTTATGTAAAAAAATATGCCTATGGTGATATTGTTAGTGCGGAACTAATTGATGGAATGTACGAGGTAAATCACCTCATTAAGCCATCAGGTAATAGTACCATAAGAATTTATGTTTTTGAAGAAGATGATATTGACAAAGTAAATGAAGCTATAAAGAATCTTGGTTGTGATTCAGAAATCAGTAGAAAAGACCAGTTAATTGCAGTAGATATACCAAGTAGCCTTCCTTATGATAAAATAGAATCTTATGTAAAAAAAGAGTATGAGAACGATGTACTAGATTATGAAGAAGCGTCTATTTCTGAAGTTCATCAAGCTTAAGTTCAAAATACAGTAAAAAATAACCTCGTGTACGTATTGCTGATTAATGTAAATAAAATCTTCTGTACAACTGACAAGGAATATTTCAAGCAAAATACGTTTAAACAATATATTAACGTCTAATTTTGCTTAAATTTGTATCAATTAGACACTTTTGGGCTAATAGTGTCACAAAATGAGCCTTTTGGGTCAGGCAAAATTATCAAAGATATTTTGCACGATTTGTTCCTCTAGACCGATATAGCGACGAGTCACTTCCGTACTAGCGTGATTCAATTGTTTGGAAAGTTCATTCAAAGCACGGTAATCACCCTCTGTTTCTCGTGCCAATTCATAATAACGAAGGGCAAAGGTCTTTCGTAAGGTATGAGCCGTTAAATGTTTGCCTTTCACTCCTGCAAATTGCAAAGCTTTCCGAATACGGGTGATAGCTGCGGCTGTGGTAATGGGCTGATTGGTAAAGAAACGGGTACGGATAAAAAGGTAATGTTCTGGCTTGCGGTTGAATTGCTCCTGGCACAAGGTAACGATGCGCCGTAAATCTCCAATTACGGGAACGGGGCGCTGCTTGGAAGTTTTGCGTTCGGTGATGTTTAGGGCATCGCCTTCAAAATCTTCATATTTGAGTTCCAACATATCGCCAATGCGATAGCCAGTATAAAAACCAACGGCAATGATAAGAAGGTAGTGGTACTTTTCTTCCGATTCCAAAAATAGTAATGCTTTTTTGGCTTCCTTCCATTTTAGCGGTTTGGTGCTTCTTTTTTTCTTCATAACACGGTGTTTTTTAGAATCCTAAAAATAGTGAAAAATGCTTTAATAATTGTGATTAATCAACGTTTATTAAAGTCAAAAAGCAAAAAGAAGTCTAGTCTAAAAATTAATTCTTTGATTATCAGATTATTAAGCCACTCACTTTAATTAATGAACCATTAATTAAAGTGACTTTTTTTGATGCAAATTTTCTTGTAAAGTACCTTACAAAATTGAATTTCTCATTCGAAGCTCTTATTTTTGTAAGGTACTTTACAATCTAAATTTAAGATAATGGGAATTGAAATGCACCCTACGACCGCACAATTTGAAGCTTTTGAGGATGCTTACGAATATTTCAACGAAAAGCTTTTTGATAATGAATTGCCGCCTGTGATTCTGAACCTCAGCCGTAAGAGCAAGGCAATGGGCTTTGTTGCTCCTTTCCGTTGGCGCAAAGCAGAGGATGAAGCAGGGAAAGGAACAATTCACGAACTTTCGCTAAATCCCGAAATTCTCTCCATGTCTTTAGTCGATGTGTATAGTACGCTAGTGCATGAACAATGCCATATCTGGCAATATACACTTGGTAAGCCTTCCCGTAATGGCTACCACAACAAAGAATGGGCATCACAAATGCTATGGGTTGGCTTGATACCCAGCCATAACGGGCAAATTGGCGGTAGAATGACAGGGCAAAATATGAGCGATTATCCCGAAAAAGGAGGGAAATTTCTCAAAGCCTTGGACGAAATGCCAGACGAATATAAGTTGCCCTTTACTTCAGTCGAAGGTGATTTTCGGAAAAATACAGCCATGTTCACAAGCGGATTAGCAGGAATGGTAAGCATTAGTGGCATTATGGGGTTGGATGAAAGCGAAGCTCCACCTAAACCCAAGACTTCCAAAAATAAGTATAGCTGCCCCTGTAATAACAATGTCTGGGGAAAGCTAGAACTCAACATCATCTGCGGTGATTGTGGATTTTCCTTCGAGTTAGCCGAATAACTACCCTACCTTATTCACCCATAGTAACGATAGCTAAAGAGACGCAATTACGTCAAAAAAGGGACATTCTACAAACTCTAATCTGTGCAAACTGGCCAAAATACATAATGGGCTAAAGGGTTGATTTATAGGAAAGTAGGAGAAGTCTAAATTTTGCTTTTTTGCACAAACGATAATAATTCAAGGTCTGTATCAAAATTAACATACCCCAAAGGCAATACCGCCCTACCCTATTTTTCTCATGGCAACTATAGCTACCAAATCCGCCGCTTGAGACAGAAACCGTGAAAAGAAAAAGAAGCTAGGATTTGGGTTCTTCGCCCCATTCCTTAAAATCAAAATCTTCACTAAAAAACTCAATGGGATTCACATTCATTGCTTTTAGTACACGAAAAAAGGTACTAAGGCGCATATCTGCTCCTTTCTCATACTTTCCATATTGAGAGCGTCCTATATCATTCAGATAAGCAAACTTCTCATAGTTTTTAAAGCCCTTTGCTTTACGTAAAGTCTTTAAGCGTTCGCCATTTTGCAGCAAATACCTTTTTGTAAATTCTAGGTTTTTATCATGTTCTTCCATGATAGCAAAGTTCGTTTCAGTCCATTATTTAAGGTACGTTTAATTAAATCATGGCATTAAACCCATTTAATATCATGGTTTTATTTTTTAATCCCTATCTTTGCAAAATAAATCACAACCGATTTCTTAATAAAACTTAAATCATGAGAAAATCACTACTGGCAATTGCTCTATTCTTTTCTACATTTACAACAGCCTTCGCAATTACGACACTAAATACCGCACTTACTGATACGAGCGACTATAAATATTACTTCTTTGTGGGTAAGGAACTATTTGACATCCGAGATTTTAGCAAAGTTCCTTTGTCTTTTGTTCCTGGCGACCTCAAAAAAGTAGCAGGGCTAGATACGATTATCATTAATGATAGTAAATCTCTCTGGCTTTATGGCAAAAAAGGTAAGTTCATCAGAAGGCTAGATTTTAAGCAAAATGGCTTAATCTCGCCTGATATGAACTATGTTCTTTATCATAAAGACAGAGATTTATGGGCAGCCGATATTAGTTGGAAAGCTGGGGGCTTAGTGAATCATCGGCAATTAACTCAATTAGGTGTATTCAGTTACAAAATACCAATAGACCATTGGTACGGGGATTATATCTGCCTTAATTATCGGCAAAATTATTACATTGTTGATGCAAAAAAAGGAACGATAGAAAACAATCCTTTTCTAGGTGCGCCAGGGTATGAGACAGAGTTTCACTTTCAATATAAAAAACCTGTTGAAAAACAAGGTATAATTTCGCCAACAGGTAGATTTGTTACCGCAAGGTCACCTCGAAATTATTTCGCCCCTTATACGGTAGATTTAAAGACTTATCAAAAGCATCCACTTGATGGAGATAAGATATATTCAACGAGAGGTTATCCAATGATATGGCTAGATGCCCATACCGCTTTTATAACAGAGAAAGCAAAACAAAATGACGACTATTTATACGGGGGCTGGATTTATAATTTTGCAACCTCAACGACTGTAACACCCATTCCTCATTCTGTACTTGATATGGAATTTACTGATAATATGCGACGCTTTGCCAATGGGAAAGCCAGATGTATTTCACCTGGTCATGATTTTATGCTCTTTATTCAAGAAAAGAACTACGTTCAACAGCGAAAACATGGGCATTACCTCTCTATCATCAACCTTGAAACAAAGGAACAAACCCAGCTTTTCCACTCCGCAGACATACCCTTTTATGAAGAACATATCAGAAATGATGTTGCTTTTGGGTGGCTCTCCGACCGCAAGTTACTCTATACTACACATGGCGATTTGCTAAACCAAGGTACTTGGGTTTATGATGTCATCACTAAAGAAAGTAAGAAGATAACCTCCTATAAAGCAGGCAATATTTATCGTTTTGAAAATGCTGGTTACACTATTTTTCAGAATAAGGATAAGATTTTTCGTATTAATGCCGATGGAACGGGCTTAAAAGAATTTAGTGTAAACGGCTATAATCAAAAGATAAAACTATTCTTAGAATAACCTTCATTTCTACCTTACCGTACTAGAAATAGACGGTCGAATCTACTAGGAAAGAAAAGATAAGAGGGGCAAAAATAATTATCAAAGATATACAAACAGCCATCTGCAAAGCTTGCAAATGGCTGTTATTTTTTTGATTAAAGTACAGAATCAACCTCATATCTATGAGTTTTTTTGTAGTTATCAATCACTTTTCTAACTTCTGATTGGTCTAGTCTGAAATGATTAACGACTGCCCAAAACTGTCCTTTAGTAAGCGATATTTTATCCCAACAATCACTTAGTTCTGCAGAAGTTCGATTCGTAATTAACCTAACCTCTTCATAAGCACGGTTTAAGTTTCTTTGGCAGCTTCTGCGATTACATGGGTCCCCGTCATAGATGTTTTTTTCGTCTATCATGACTTAAAGATTTGTGTTTCTATGATTATGTGTGTGACAAACATCACAAAAAACAAGTTAAAAATAGAAACTGGTTAAATAATTTACTTATTATGACCAATACAAAACTTTAGTCAATCATTATTTTTACTTATCCTCTAGAAAAGATGGTTTGCCATTATCATATTCTATGCGATTCACACTTTCTTTAAAAATATCCTCAATACTTTCAGGAATCTTTTGTGATTGAAGCGAATTAATATCATTATCAGTTAATACAAGATTAGATGAAGGGTCCGAATCTAAATGGATTACCACTCTTGAAGCAATAGCATCTTCATCTCCTCTTTTAACTGTACCTGAAAAAGTACCTCGATAGACAATGCCTTTCTCCGAAGAGGTATTATCAACTCGAAAACAAAAGAATCCTGTTCTCTGGTTTTTCTCATTTTCTAGAATAATATTTAAAACATTACCTACTCTTTGAGCATCCCCAAAAGAACGACTCTTGTACGAATCTATATGCATAACATAGCCATTAGGGAAAATAACCAAGAATCCCATTCTTATACCACCACTCTTACGTTGACTATAAAGCTTATAAATTCCTTGGTTCACGATATCACGGCTATCTTTAATATCCTTAAAAGACGGTGTAAATATTAGAGATTTCCTTGTGTTAGAAAAGAAGTTGACAATATTATCCTCTAATGAATCTGAACCTAGTTGAAAACTTCTGTTATGAGAAGAAATCACATCTGGTTCTGCATTTTTTAATTCAGCCGTTTTGATTGCAAGCCCTATACCTGTTCCCAACTCCTTAGGAGGCGTGTAAGAAACAGAATAATTACCAAGCAATTTATTATCATCAATAAAATTTAATAATAAATATATGCAGCGATGAGGTTCATCAATCTTCCTCTTATTCTCTTCTATTAAATAGAGTAACATCATCACATAAGAACTATCATGAAGTTGATTATTTAGTATAAATCCTTCATACTTTAAGACATGTCCCTCCTCATTTTTCCTTACACATAACTTACCTTTCAATGCACCAGTAATTTTATCAGTTTTTATCTTTAGTATAGATTTACCAACTGAAGAGAAATATTTAGTTTTCTCAGGTAGTATCATTGGGTTTTCATCTTTTGATAAATTTTTATCATTTAGATTTCCCTTCTTAACGGAAGGATAACGCTCATTGAAATAGAAGTAATAGTCGCCTTCTAGTTTCTTAATTTTATTATAATGGAGTGCCTTTTTACCGTAGGGACCAGGACTAATTGCTAATGACTTCGAAAAATCAAAGGTTTTGATTCCTTCATAAAGAAAGGTTTTAATTGGTGGACAATGATGAGAGAGAAAATATTGAATGTTCTGTCTAATCTCTAGTTTATGCTCATAATCAACATACTCTTTTTTATATTTTCCCTCCTTACCCGTTTTCTCATACTCCATCGGAGTTAAAATGTCTTCTCTTTCTCTGAAAGGAACAAATGTTTTAAATATATCTTCTTCTTTTTGCTTTATTTCTTTATCTATATCTACTCTCTCTCTCTTTTTACCCTTATCTGTTTTTTCTTTTACTTCTACCCTTATCTTTTTGAACACAGCTAAGTTAGCCATATTACCAGTTTCTCTAGTATTTGAATAAATGAATACCCCTTGAATATAATTATAATTAGGAGTAATATCTCCTCCAATATAAAGATAGAAAATAGCTAAGTGCCTTTTTCGTTTCAGTTTTAGTAATAGCCCTGAATCTCCAACTAATTCTGGAATTAAGGTTTCAGTTTTTATCTCATAATCAGAATTAACATATTTTGTTACACATGAGCCATCTTCTTCTATTCTATAGATAGATTCTTGAAATCTATCTTTTCGGCTACTATGTGTTACAAATTGATGATATATTCCAGAAATCCTTTTAAATACTTTTCTTCTTTTTTCTTTTTCTCTTTCTCTTTTTTCTATAATCTCTTTGTAAACCTCTAAAATCTCTATAGTTGCAGGAGAAGCTGGGGAACCGTCCAAGCAACGCTTTAGCGTTTTTGTATCAAATAGCTGCAGAATAACTTTTCTATCTAAGTAATCTTGTAAATTTTCACGGTGAACCTTGGTCTTAATAAGTGTCCTGACTCTAATATCTTCTGTATTATCAGCAGCATAGTTTTGAATTGTACTTCCAATGGCATCAATAATAGCCTTTAGCTTTTTAGTCTCTGAATACGTATCATTTGCAAAAAAATCATATGGAAAAGCATTGTCTTTACCCTCCAGAAAATCAATTAGTTGCTGTGGAAGATTAGATTTCTTCCATCTATCACTTTGGTGGTTCATTTTAAAGTAAATTTAAAAAACATCTATAATCAAGTGCAATATACAGACAATAACAGAAACTATCATGCCAGATATCAAATATTTTTCCAAAAAGTCAGCATCAATCCTTTAAAAAATAGAAACATTCCTTATTTTTATCTTGCATAAGTCAGTAATACTCCTTATCTTTGTTAAAGATTCTGATAAACACAGAAAAATAAACGACTGCCATTGATAAAGCTTGGCTGATTAATTAATCTTTAAAATTAATCGGTCTTATGAAAAATTCTACTCTAACTAACTCCACATTAAGAAAATTAATCATTGCTATCGTGGCAATGGCTTCATTTACCTACACATTAGCCCAATCTAGTCTACCGTTAACTTCTGAAAATAAGTCATATAGTCAATTGGTCAGTATTGAAGAAGGTTATTCGACCTGTCCTATTTCCATACCTAAAAATCACTTTGTACTTGCTGAAAGTTTCTTTGAAAATTTTGATTATGTAGTTAGACGCATAGCATATTTAGAGGCTCATGGATTTGAAAATGTTAACTATTTACATAGTAATTGCCAAAATTCAGATTTAGAAAAATCTCTATTCATCATTCTCATTTCTAAACCCACTCTATTAAAAAAAGAACTGTATAAAGAAATGTTTAAGCTTTACAAAAAAGCAAAAGAAGAAGACGTGAAGTTGATTACAACTAGAATTATACATTATGAATAAGAAACCAGCCAATCTTGTATTGATTGGCAGTCGTTTTTCAGGTGGTTGGCTAAAAAATCCAACCACTTATTTCTCAACTTCAAAATCTTATTTCTATGATGACCAGTAACTACAAATTAAGAAATTTAATAATTCAGCTTGGAATAAGAGTACCAGAATTAGCTATCGCTGCTAAAATTTCTCAACAAGAAATTACTAATATCTGCAAAGGGTTGGAAGTAAAAGATTCAACTTGCATCAAGATAGTGGAAACCATCAACCATTATTACAATACTAAGTATCAGGTAGAAGATATATTTGAAAAGCAAATTCAGAAACAACCTCTTCCGTCTTCATTATTAGTCAAGACTGTAATTAGATGTAACATTCACTAACTCCATTGATAACACGTAGATTCTATTTTCAGTATAATCTACTACAAATTATAAGTTATGCTTAAAAACTTCATTATTGACCAACAAAAAGAAACCCCCAATTTAACAAAAGTATTACAGGTAGAACCTACAGCATTTCTAAATATGTTTACCTATAATGATGTAAACCGAAGACATTCCAATTCTTGGTTGTTAGAAGCTTGTATAGAAAATTTGAGTAAACATGTAAAAGGAGGATTCGTCAATATTAACTCTATTTATATAGAACGAAATAGCATTTTAAAGGTGGACCAAACAAAAAAACAAGTACAAAAAGTAACAGATGCTGAACTTCTAGAAACCTCTCCTAAGAATCTGGTATGTAATCGAGCTATCATAAAAATTGAAGTTGAAGGACTCAGTCAAGACTATTTCCCTGCTATTGCTATCAATTTAAATGAACATGGAGAAGAAATCGCTTTTGGGGGGAATGTTAAAATTTGTAATAATTTCACTATTCTTTCAGCCGAACGACGTTTCTCAACCTTTGAGAAAAGAAAGAAAATTAGTACTAACGAACTGCTTGAGCAAGTAAAAAAACTTTTTCCAAAAACAGAAAAGATACTAGCAAAAGACTTAAAACAAATTGAGCAACTAAAACAAACACCTGTCACACGTAAGCAATGGAATGGTTTTGTAGGGAAACTATTTGGACAGATTCATTATGTTAACAAAATGAGACTCGCACGAAGAATTGCTGAAGTTCCTAATGAAATTAAAGCCCTTCCTATTACTGCTAATTTACTAGCTGAAATTACCGCAGAAGGGTATAAACCTTCTTATAATAGCTATGAATGGGAAGAAAATGTATCGAACAAATGGAAAGTCTTAAATTTTGGCACAGAAAAAACTAAAGCTATCCACGGAATTTCAACTAAATCAGTTCTAGACGTAAACGCAAACTGGACAAAGACTGTGTTAGATTACAATTTTTCTAATAACTAATTCAAGAGATAAAATAGTAGCATTTCTTACTTCTCTACTAATAATAACCCTGTTTAGAACCATAAACAGAGAATGAAACACTATTGCCTTTATTAAAACAACTATGTTGTTATTTTTTTTAACGCTACAAAAATTTTAGACGATGATTTTCAAAGTATTGAAATTAGCCAAGGGAGCTGTCTCCCTACTCTCTTCTAAAAAGAAGAAACAATCACCCATTTTTCCTCAACAAAAGGTAATAGTTACGAATCCTACGCCTACTCTAAAAATGGATATGGTCAAGGATGAATTGCAACCACTAATGCAAAAAAGTCAAGACTTACTCAATGATAGTAAGACTATGATGGAAAAAACAGCACAGAAAGCAATTACAGATGCGGCTTATAATGTTCCCCCTGCCTTAAATGGTAATCCTAGTCATGCAGAAAAGACAATCATTGCCCAACATGATAAGGTAGCAGCGGAAATTTCACACCTTCACCTAGATACACGGCGAAAAGAAGAAAAGAAAAAAGCCGAATTGGAGGAGAAGTTAAATAATCCTAAAACAATAGAGTATTATTCAGAGGAAACAGAAAAAGGGAAACGAAAGGATTTAGCAAAAGCAGCTAAGAATATTAAACTTCCTGCCAAAAACTTAAACTTATTCTTCCTTATTTTAAAAGAGGGGAATGTTTTAGGGGTTAGTGCCGCCTTAAAAGAACAAGTACGACACTTGAAAGAGAAATTAAGCCATAGCGAAGTTCAATATCAAAATTTGATGAACGAGTATAACCAGATACCCCCCATGAAAGGATGGTTGAATTATGGTTGGGTCTTTTGGGGGTTAGTGACTTTCCTGTTCTTTTTAGAGATTAGTGTCAATTTTACTAGTTTTCAAACGGCAAGCATTGGTGAGTCTAATACAGGAGCAATGTTATTAGGAGTGTTTTTTGCAGTTGGTTTAGCCCTTACTGCTAAGGAATTAGGAGTTTCTCTTTATAAGAAAAACAAAACCGCCATTAAGATTTTTGCAGCAGCTACTTTCTTATTATGTATCTTATTAAGTGCTTTTCGGCTGAATATGGAAGTACCTGTGATGACGAAAATATTTTACTTCATCATTAACTTTATCATTGCTGGCGGTACAGTCATTCTTGCCTTCTTCCACGCCAATAATAAGGAGTTTTTCAATATTCAAGCCTTACGCTACAAGTTTTCGGCAAAAATAGATGCAAAAGAGAATTATATCAACATCATTGAAAGTGATTATCAAGAAAAATGTGAAGCAATTGAATGGGAATCCAAGCATCAATCTGAAAAAATGATGGAGCAAGAAAAAGAGGAGCTAAAAACCCAATTAGAACAATGTGCAATCACTCTGGCAAAGGTCAATGACCATGAAAAGGAATGTTTAGGTCAGTTAGCCGCTACCAAGCAGAATGCCTTAGATAAATATCAAGATTTGTTACAAAATACACTAAAGAGCAAAGCATTTTTAGAGAAAGATAATAAAGATAAACCTAAAAATGGGATATTTACCCCTCTCAAAAATGCCTCGATTTTACTACTTATGGCTAGTTTAAGCTGCTTTGGATGTACACCTAATGCTACTGAAGAATTAGCTGAAACTCATTTAGAAATTTTATATGACCAGACAGGAATAACGACCTCACCAGAAATTGACCCTATTTTAAACTATGTGCTAAGCACAATTGACATTGATACGAAGAAAGGAGAATGGGGGAAAATAACGGTTTCTCTTTCGCAAATCGGGGAAGTATCGACCCAATCTGCCCAGGTTCTAACTCTACCTCCCAGCCAGTCATTTTTTACTCGTAATGAAATGGAGCATCGGAAGTTACCACAAAAATTTACGGTAGAATTAAAGCAAGCACTAACAGAGTTGACTGTTCCAAGTAAAGGTAAGAGCCATTCCTATATCCATCGAAATATGTATCATCGGTTAAATCATTTATCTAAAATGGAAGGAAAACGAATCGTGCTTGTTTGGTCCGATTTGATTGTTAATGAGCCAAAAATGAGCCATTACCGCTTTAAAAAGAATCCCGAACAAATTTTACTGCATAAAGATTCGCTCATTACATTGATGACAGATGGGTATAGTTTGCCCTCATTAAAGGGTGTTACCTTGGTTAATATTTATCAACCAACCAAAATAGATGATGAGTTACATGAGGTATGTAAGCGCTATTTTCGCTACTATTTCGAGAATTTGGGTATGAAGGTCATCTATAAAACCAATTTACCAGCGTCTATGGATTTGGTGGAACATCATCCTAATATAGAAGGGGTGAGCCACTTATAGCCCCTACCCTATGAGATATGGCTAGAGAGTTATGTTTTTAGTCATATCTCATATTTCTAATCAGAAATATTTCTAATTAATTTAAAATAAAGAAATGAATTTTCTAAAAAAAGCTATCAATTTGGGTGTATCACCGCCCAAATTAGATATGGAACGGTCGATTCTCAATTTGACGGGAAGCAAACATTTAGACGACCACCTATTATTGAAAGATTTTTTTGAGCATATTTTGGTCACAGGCTCTACAGGAGCAGGCAAAACCTCAACACTAGCTTATTATCTTGTCAACCATTTACTAAAAGCTCACCATCTACCAGAAAAAGATAGGGTCGGTATGGTATTTTTTCTCTACAAAACCAGCGATTTAGATTTATTTGTGAGTTGGGCAAAGAAACAAGGACGAGAGAAAGATATTCGTATTGTCAATAGTACCGATAAGGATGTTTTCAATTTACTGAATCATTATCAAGGAAAAGAGGCGATTACAGCTGTTGATGCCTTAATGACCATTTCGGGTTTATCACTTGGTGGAGGTTCAAAAAAAGATTCAGAGCAATATTGGGAACAAGCTAAACGCCAAAGATTGCATCGTTTAATTTTGCTAAATCAGGTATCAGGGGAAGAACTTAACATTCATACACTTCATAAAATTCATAGTAGCGCCCCTCAAATGCCTGAACAATTGGAAGATGAAGATTGGCAAAAAACTTCTTTCTGCTGGCAAATGCTTAATAAAGCCCATGAAAATTTAAGGGAAGACCATCCCCAATTTAAGCTTTTAGAAAATTACTTTGTGCGTGAAGTACCTTTTATGGCTGACCGTACTCAGTCCTCTATTTTGAGTCTAACAAGTGCCATCTTAGAGCCTTTTATCAACTCACCCATGCTAAGTAATATTTTTTGTGGTGGTACGAACTTAGACCTAGATGGCATATTGAAAGGAGAAATATTGATATTAAACCTACCGATACAGCAATATGAGTATAGCGGTAAAGTGGCGCAAATGATGTTCAAATACATTTTACAGAAGAAAATTGAAGCACGAAATTTGAATGAATGCCCTAATCCTGTCATTCTTTTTTTGGATGAATATCAGCATTACATTAACAACTATGATATGTTATTTTTATCAACTGCTCGTTCGTCGAGAGCAGGGTGCATTTTGATGACACAAAATATTAGTGCGCTTTTTGCCCAAATGGGAGGAACAGGAAAAGCAGCAGAAGAAAAGGTGAATGCCCTTTTTGCACTTTCTAATCATAAGTTCTTTTTACCGCAAAATAACTATATCAATAATGAATTTGCCAGTAAAACGATTGGCATGGGGATTCATTCTCTAGGTTCTGGTTCGGTTGATATGTCGCAATTTAAAGCAAGTGCAGGACATTCAGAAAGTTATCATTACATCGTCATGCCCAGAGAATTTTCTATGTTTCGACGTGGAGGAAAACAACATAAAGGCATAGTCGATGCTATTGTAACAGGTACGGGAAAACGGTTTTCCAATGGTCAAAATTATTTGAAACTGACTTTAAAACAACCCTGGTTTAAATCTTAATCTATTTTCATCCTCTCACTCATTCAATCGACTCTTTTCTTTTAAGAAGTAAGAATGAAAGGGAACAATATTTAAAATTATGCAAGAACAACGAAGACTTAGTGATACCTTATTTGATGATATTGCTAATAAGGCATCACGAGGAAATTATGGCTATCTCTATGCTTTATTTAAAGTTTTAAGAAGTGCCAATGTTTGGTTTATCGCTTCATTTCTCCGATTCAATATTGGACACAAGTTATTTTCAATGACAGATTGGCTATTTGGGTTCTCCTATTCTACTGCTTTTTTCTTTATAGCAACGTTCAATTGGGAGAGTTCCGTAGCTGAATCTCAAGGACTCATTTTCAGCGCAGATTGGGTATTTCTACATGGTAAAATCTTTGGCGTTTTTATGTTCATCCATGCGACATGGAGTTGGCAAAAAATACAATTTGGTAAAGGAGATTTAAGAATATCCATTGGCGATAGTGTGATTTATTGGTTTTTCTTACGCTGGTGGATGCGCCTTTTAAAGCTAATTGACCATGAAAGTGAACCTAAAACCTATTGGAAGTTAAATGAAAATAGGTGGATGAAATATTGGGAACCATTTTTACTCCTCTGCCTAGCATGGAAAATCGGCGATATGGGATATAGCACTTATAGCTATTTCCTCTTCATTGCTGTAGCCTCTTATAATTGGGCAACATGGAATGCTTTTGCTAATAGTGCAATGATGGCACATACAGCAAAAGAGAGTAAAACTTTAGGTAGAATGTCCCAACCAAAGCGGCAGAGAAAACCTCAAAACGACTATACGATTCAGGATTAAATCCCACTTCTAATCCTTCTTATTTACATTCATGGATGCTGAAATCATTCAGCATCCTTTAAATTCTCAAACCATGAAATGGATAAATTCTCAACTGCAAAAATTGCGGCAACGTATGTTGAAGCAGCAAAAACAACCTCAAAAAGCCCCTCCCCAAAAACCAGCAAATCAGTATCCTCAGCAAGTCAAAAATGCCAAAATCAAGCAAGCTATAGCAAAGCAAAAACCAGCAGTCGCTAATAGTAATATGCAAAAAGCAAAGCAACAAGTCGATGCAGCAGGCATTCGAGAAACATTAAAAGCCAATGGGGTTACAATGGCAAAAAAAGGTAAAAAAATGGATACTCCTAGTTCTAATTCAAGTTCTGGCAGTTATCGCCCCAAAAGTATTCCTCAAAAATCTCGTGGTAAATCAAAAGGAAAAGGCAGGAGTTTATGATTGTTTTATGCTATAATAGAAAGAGTATAAATGGAGGAAAAAGGATGTTTGAAAATATTATTGTTAGTGCCGAATTACTGCCTATTAGGGAATCAGCCAGCAAGGGAAATCTTGCCGCTATGTGTCAATTAGCTCGTCATATTATTGATGGCGATCAAACCAAACTTTCTACCGAAATGGTAGAAAGAATCTGTACTGAGATTGTGCAGCATCAGGATTTAGAAAGCGACATTGAGCGCATTCGTGATCTTTGCAAATTGATGGCTGATTGCTATTTCGTTCTGCATGAAGAAGGTAAGCTCGATACCAAGGAGGCAAGAAAACAAATGCGCATCAAGCTAAAAGAACTTGTCTTTTGGACGGTGCAACTTCCCTTTGAGCAATGGGATATTGTCGAACTCAAGCATTGTGTAGAATGGCTTTATCACGAAGAATTAGAACCTATTGAGAAGATAGAATAGGCAGGGCTATTTTTTAGGAATAACCATTCTAGCCTAAAAATGGGGCTGTGTTGATTAGGACACAGCTCCTTTTTTTATGGGAATTTTCGACTCTTTCCCATGCGCTGTCATCAAGCTGTCATGGGGGGCATTTACGGTCATAAGCATGTCTTAGACGAGATGTCTGCCTTTTATAATTTTTCAACATGACTTTCGACCTAAAGGAGAAAAGCCATACTTAAAATACTTACATCATCATGTTACGAATAACTCAAAGCAAGAGTGCCGCAGGAGCAATGAGCTATTTCTCGGAGGGACTGACCAAAGGCGATTATTATGCCACAGGGGAGGATTCAATTGGGAGATGGGGCGGGAAGGCTGCCGAGCGTTTAGGGCTTTCTGGAGAAGTGGCCACCAAAGATTTTGCCGCACTCATCAATAACCAAAAACCAGATGGCTCAAAGCTTAATCCTCGTCATAGCAAAACTCGAAAGGTCGGCTATGATTTTACGTTCTCTGTTCCAAAGTCTGTTTCCGTTGCTTATGCCATCAATAAGGATGAACGGATTTTGGAAGCCTTTCAAGGAGCGGTGCAATCCACCATGCAAGAAATGGAAAAGGACATGCGCACCCAAACGGGGCAGGGAAAAGAGAAAGAGCATAAGCTAACGGGAAATATGGTGTGGGCGAGCTTCACCCATAAAACCAGCCGACCTGTTGACGGCATCCCTGACCCTCATTTACATAGCCATTGTTTTGTGATGAATACCACTTGGAATGAGGATAAAAAAAGATTCCAAGCTGGGGAGTTTGGAATGCTTAAAAAAACTGCGCCTTATTACGAAACTGCTTTTAATGCTCGTATGGCAAACAAAATGAAATCCCTCGGCTATGGCATTGATAAGCGAGGTTATAGTTATGAGCTATCGGGCATAGACTCCCCTACCCTTTCTAAATTTTCTCGTCGTACTGCGGAAGTCGAAGCAGCGGCTAAAAATAAAGGTGAGTCACTAACTGCAAAACAAAAGGATAAGCTAGGGGCTTTAACCCGTTCCAAAAAAGAAAAGAAATTGAGTTGGGAGAAATTACAAAAGGTTTGGGAGGGGTGGCTTTCCGATGCGGAGAGTGAAGCCATTCGACAAGCAGCGCAGCCTTCGGCTACTTTTGACCGTGAAAAGAAAAAAGACGTATTGGTTGATGGGGCGTTAAGTTCGGCGACTCATCATTTATTTGAAAGGAAGTCGGTCGTCAAAGAGTACCAGTTAAAGGCTGAGACGCTAAAACGGAGTTATGGCGATGTACTGCCCGAACAATTGGACGGTGCTATTAGTCGTCAAAAATTCTATAAACAGAAAAAGGATTATCAAAATTACCTAACGACAGATGATGCGCTCCAAGCAGAGAATCAAATGCTTGCTTATATGCGAGAAGGCAAAGGCACTAAAGCCCCGATTAATCCTTTCTATCAACCTAAAGCTGATTATCTGAACAGGGAACAAGTCGCTGCCATTTTCCATGCTTTGAAAGATACCAATAATGTGACCATAGTATCTGGAGGAGCTGGAGTGGGAAAAACCACTCTCGTTAAAGAAATCAGAGATGGCATTGAAGAAAGTAACATTCCCTTTATAGGTGTTGCTCCTTCTGCCGCAGCGAGTCGGGGCGTAATGCGCTCCGAAGGTTTTAAAGATTCCGATACGCTGGCTCGGTTATTGGTTGATGAAGAATTCCAGCAGAAAACTAACAAGGGAGTGATTTGGGTTGATGAAGCTGGCTTGATTGGTGTCAAGGACATGAATAAACTATTTAAGGTTGCAAAACAGCAAGAGGCTCGCATATTAATGACTGGCGATATAAATCAACATTCCTCGGTTGCGGCTGGTGATGCACTACGGATTCTTGAACAGGAAGGCGGTATCAAAGTGGCTCGTGTTAATGAAATTCAACGCCAAAGGAACAGTCCACAATTTAAAAAGATTGTGGCATTAGCTGCCAAAGGCGAAGCAGATAAAGCACTTTATGATTTAGATAAAATGGGAGGCGTGGTTGAATTGAAGAATCAGGAACATCGACAGCAAGCTTTGGTACAAAGCTATGTCCTCGCTGCCAAGCAAAAGAAAACCGCTTTGATTGTCTCTCCTACTCACCGAGAGGGCAAGCAAGTTACGACTGCCTTACGCCATGAGCTAAAAGAATTGGGAACGCTCGATAAGCAAGAACGTATTTTTACACAACTGAAAACGACTAATTGGACAGAGGAAAATAAAGGCGATATTCGCCATTACCACGACCATCCACAAAAATTAATGGTCGAGTTTCATCAAAATAGCCAAGGACATAAGAAGGGCGAAAGGTGGAATCTGGACGCTGAACAATCTTTAAACCTTCATGTCCTATCGGCACAGAAAGAAGGAAAGGAAGAGGGAAATTCCAATCAGTTAGGATTGCGCCATGCCAACCGCTTCACCGTCTATCAGAAACAGGAGCTACAGCTTGCTAAAGGTGAAAAGATACGCATTACCAAGGGCGGCAAAACTCGTGAGGGTACACGTATCCATAATGGCGATACTTTCACCATCAAAGGATTCACCAAGCAGGGGCATATCAAATTACATACAGGTAAGGTGCTGGATAAAGGCTTTGGGCATCTTGCTTATGGCTATACCACTACTTCCCACTCTTCGCAGGGTAAAACGGTCGATAGGGTCTTTATTGCCCAATCTAGCCAATCGCTCCCAGCAGCCAGTACCGAACAGTTCTATGTTAGCATCAGCCGAGCAAGAGAACGAGCTACTATCTTTACGGATGACAAACTCGCTTTAGAACGAGGAGTTAAGAAAAGTGGCAAACGCATGACTGCAAGAGAAGTGGTCTATCATCAAGACACAGTAGAAAATGCCATTCGTGCAAAACATAAGCGTCAAGCTAAGTCAGCTAATGCTGCGGCAGTCAAAGCAAAACAAAATCAACATTCAAAAACACATAGTTTATGACACAACAGGATAACCTTAAAACAAAAAGCTGGCAACCAACCGTTAGCACTAGAGCAAATAATAGAACCGAAGAAATTACGGAAGATGCTCCTTTTTATACACTCATTCGGCAGAATGGGGCAACTCCTGATTTTCTCAATATCTGCCCCAAAGATGGCAATGAAACAGCGTTGCCCATTCCGTCCATTAAGCGGATTTGGTTTAATCGGGAACCACACGCTATTGTAATACGCTTCGATTATACCTCACTCATTACCATTACAGGCAGGAATTTAAGAGAATTGCACAAGCATTTGCTACGGGTTAAAATCAGCGAAATAAGGGAATATCCAGCCGATATAGAAAAAAGGTTCAACGAGGATGAACTTTACATTAGCCGCATCGAGATTGAAGACGAAGAGGATAGCAAAAAATAAGAAAGGGGACTTTCGCCCCTTCTCTCATTCTTCAATTTTCTTTATGACAATTTCTTCTTCAATATCACCTAATAAATAATGCGTGTTAGGATTGAAACTATAAGCTACTTTCAAGTTATCATTAAGAAATAGAGTTGCTAACCTATCTAAATTATAACCTTTAAGCATTAGCTCATTTTGACCAAAAATCTGAATAAGCAAACAAGAATCTCCATCACTACCCGACAAAGGATAAAGTCTGGTCATAATCAAATTCTTGTATTTTATACCAAATTTCCTAGGTTTTTCTTCTGAGAAATCATGATTAAATAACTCAAAATACGATAGCTTCTTATTATCAAATTCCTCAAAAGGCTGATAAAGTTTTTTCCCATCTATCATTGAAATAACGTCAGTCAATGCTTCTTCTCCTATTCTGATTTAAACACATCAATAAAGAACACTTTTCACATTTACAAGATTGGCGCTAGTAATACAAAAGCAAAATACAGCAAATTGCTGTATTCTTCTGTATTTTTTTAGCATCACTAAAGATTTTAGAATAGCTTCAATTGGCTTTGTCTCGCTTTATATTGTTTCCATTCTTTTGATTGGGCGGCTCTATCCAATTCAGCACGAATAAGCTTTATGACTCCTCCTGCTTCCTGCACCTCCTTATCGGGTAAAAAGAGACTCCTATAGCCTGTTTCGGTAATCGGTAGGGGAGAATCATGCCTAACTTCAATATGCGCCAATTGGTAGCCTTGTATGGTTTTAACCGCTTGACTATAATCTGACTCATAAGTGATTTTGATATTCATGCCCTGCCAAGGTAAGACTAACTTTTTCATGGTGACTCTCCCCTATCCTATCGGTTTAATATTCTGATGGTAAAAGCAACGTTTTATCCACTAGCCAAAGAGTGATTTCCTCTAATGGAAAATCTGTATAGCCAATGGTAAAACTGGCAATTTCGTTCTTATTACCATCTTCTACGGTAACGGTTGCACTATTATCTTGTGTTATTAGCTTCCATGTTTGAAAGGGATATACCTTCACTTTCGGGTCTAACTGATGGGAAAGAACGTAATCAATGAGCCAATAAGCCTCTGCCTGTTTTGCCAGATGTTTCACCCCTTCCGTATAGACATAACCTCTAAAGAGTGGATTCTGATAACAGTTTTCACTTCCTGTAAATTGTTTCAGTTCATTTTTAAGAATGTTGATATTATCATTATTCATTGCTCTATTCCTCACTTTCATTAATTCCAGGCCGTGTTAAGGCTTCTTCGCTTAATTCCTCTTTGAATCCTTCTTCTCCTGTTTCAAAATCGGTATAGAAGCTCTCTAATGTGTCACCATTCATCATTGCCACTTGGTAATCAGCATTGGTTAAAAACACATTGCCAGAATAGAAATTCATCATAATAACGACTGAATCATTATCAAAATCTTCGGGTAGTCCCTGTTCTCGCCATGCTTTGAGTAATTCTTCTGCCATCTCTCTTTCTCGATAACCGAAACGGGAAAAGTCTGTGGTGGTCACTTCCTGCATTTTTTCGCTCCTTTGTTGGGGTTGAAGGATAAAAGCACTAAATGCGCTTTATCCTTCTGCCCTTCGGCGAGAATGGGGGTGAGAATGGAGGGAAAAATCGTGCTTATGGTTCGGGCAGGAGCGCAAGCGACAACACGGTAAGGACTATTTTTT